CAAGCTCTACAACATCAGCTGCTGGTGGCGTTTTTGTTAGCAATAACGGCGGATGGGCCACTGATCGTGGTATAGTTCTATCTCCTTGGAGCGCAAGAGAAAGTTGGAGTCTTAAATTAAGAGATGACGATGTGAGAATTATTAGGGGGCCAAATATTGTACGTCGTTTTGAGAGCACAGCAGTATCTAGTAATGGTACTAATATGGTTGCAGTAAGCAATATTGGTTCTATATTTACAAGCAATGATACTGGAAATACTTGGACCTTCAGATATAATAATTTCCAAAACTGGGAAAAAGTAGCTATATCTCACGACGGCACCAAAATGGTAGCAGTCGCATCTCAAAGGTTCGCGAGCGGAGCAGTTACTTCAGCAAATTCTGAGTATATTTATACAAGTAATGATGGTGGTATTAATTGGGTTCAAAGAGGCCCACAAAAACAATGGAGAAGTGTTGCTATGTCAGCTGACGGCTCTATCATGGTAGCAGTTGCTGGGCCAGGAAACTTGGTCAATAATACTTTCGCATACGATGGTATTTATAGAAGCACAGATAGCGGAGTTACTTGGACAAGAGTATTCTAGGACAATATGAAAGACTCTTTGGCAATAATATTGCATCTATATCATATTGATTTATGGCAAGAATTTAAAGAATTATTAATTCCATTTAGAAATGAATTTAAATTATATCTATGTTTGTGCGAAGATAATGGTGAACAAACAGAAATAATAAAATCAGCTAAAAACTTATTTGATACAGATATATCATTCCATAAAAATTATGGAGCTGATATAGCATCTTTTTTAAGAACTCTAGAAAATATAAAAGAATCATATTTCATTAAGATACACACTAAAAAAAGTTTACTTGGACAGTATAATCAAATTAAATGGCGACATATTCTTTTACATGATTTTTTTAGTAATACAAATATTTTTGAATCTAATTATAAACAAATATTAACTAATCCTGATTGTGGGATGATAGGTAATAAATATTTATTATCTACAGATAGCGAAAATTATCATTCTCACAAGATAAAAGAGCTATGTAATATATTAAAAATAAACTACGATAATATTACTAATTATTCTTTTTTTGGCGGCAATATGTTTATGAGTAAAACACATTTATTCAAAAAACATTTTTTGCCGTATCAAGATATCTTACAATACTTATTATCTAAAGAACTTAATAAAGTAATAGAAAAACACACCGGAACATATTCACATTCTCTAGAAAGACTGTTTGGTTATATTGTGTCTCTAAATAATTTAAATTTTTACTATGTTAAACATGCTACAATAATTATTCCCAATAACAAAGCACCAAATGGAAAATTTAATCTAATAAAATTATACAACAATGATTGTTATCTACAAGAAGATTTAAATGTATATGGACAAATTATCGATTTTGATGAAAATGAATTTTCAATAGAGTGGTATCATATGGAACCAAAACCAATTCAAAAATATACCCTCATAAACAAAAACACAGCTGTTCAAAAAAATCTTGACACGCCACGAGAAAAGGATATAATACATGAATGACACAATCAAAAACAAGACCGTCGTGGACCGATTATTTTCTTGGATTAGCCAAAGTGGTTTCCCAAAGAAGCCACGATGTTCATACACAGCATGGATGTATTATAACTGATAAGCAAAACCGCATTCTTGGCGTTGGATATAATGGATTTCCTAAAGGACTGGACGATAGTGAATTACCATTAACAAGACCAGAAAAATATCATTGGATGGTACACAGCGAAAGAAATGCTCTGGCTAATTGCGTTGTTAGACCAGACGGCGGCACAGCCTATGTTACTGGTCAATGTTGTAATGATTGTATTATAGCTCTATACCAAGAGGGTATAGATACAGTTTATATGATAGATAATCATGGAACAGTTTTATTCGACGATGATGCAAAAAATAGATTTGACATTTTTATTAGAATGAGTGGTATGAAAATTTTCTATATAGATCCAAATCTTGAGTGGCTGAGACAACTAAATGGTGTAATATGATGGTTACCCTATTTTATATTTTATCTACCATATATTTCATACAACTATATCTAATAGAAAACTTTAATCCTATCGGTAAAGAATTTACAATCTTAACCATATTAGGTTTAGCTGCTATTTTAGTAAAAAAAGAAAGAAAACCATTATGATATTCGACGAACAAATTTCCAGAAAACCCGACAATTATCCTTGGACCCAAGATTTTATAGAGGCTATGCATAATGGATTTTGGACTCATCGCGAATTTAATTTTAGTAGCGATATTCAAGATTTTAGAGTTAATTTAACAGAACAACAAAAACAAATTATTATCAGAGCATTATCAACTATTGGTCAATTAGAAATTAGCGTAAAAAAGTTTTGGGCCAAACTTGGCGATAATCTACCACATCCTTCTCTTAATGATTTGGGCTATACAATGGCTCATGTGGAAGTTATTCACGGCGATGCGTACGAAAGGCTTCTAGAAGTTCTAGGTATAGATGATAATTTTGAAAAAATCCTAGAATTAGATATTATTAAAGGCAGAGTCAATTATCTCCGCAAACATTTACATAAATTTCATCAAGACAATAAAAAACAATTTATTTACTCTCTTATTCTATTTACTTTGTTTGTTGAGAATATAGCATTATTTTCTCAATTTTATACTATTAGTTATTTTGGTAGATTCTTGAATTTACTTAAAGACACAAATAAACAAGTTGAATATACTAGTAGAGAAGAGAATTTACATGCTATGATAGGTATAAAGATAATAAACACTATCAAGCAAGAATATCCAGAGCTATTTGATAAAGAATTAGAAGATAAGATTATTCATGAATCTAAGGAAGCAGTCAGATATGAATGCGAAATAATTGATTGGATTGTTAATGGTTACGGAGAAGAAAATCTAAATTCTGATCTTCTTAAAGAGTTTATTAAAAACAGACTAAATGAATCATTAGATCAAATAGGATACGAACCGGTATTTGATATTGATCAAAAATTGTTATCAAAAACATTGTGGTTTGACGAACAGATTCTTGGTAACAATATGACCGATTTCTTTCATTCTCGCCCCGTAGAATACTCTAAGAAAGCCCTATCGTTCGATATAGAGGCTTTGTTTTAATCATTATTAATGGTTTTATAGGACTTTAAATGACAACGCAACCGTACTATTGGCTTAATTCACATAGTCGTTTATTCTTAGAAAGAGGATATCTTGAACAAGGTGTTTCTCCAGAAGATAGAATAAAAAATATATCCCAAAATGCTGAGAGATTATTAGACATCTCAGGCTTTGCGGAAAAATTCGAACATTATATGAGTTTAGGATATTACTCATTGTCCACGCCTGTTTGGACCAATTATGGTAATTCCAGAGGACTACCGGTTAGTTGCTTTAATTCCCATATTAGTGATAGAATGGATAGTATCCTATATAAAGTTGCGGAAGTTGGTATGATGAGCAAATTAGGAGGCGGCACCAGTGGTTACTTTGGTGAATTAAGATCACGCGGGGCGAGTATTAGTGTTGGTGGAGAAAGTAGCGGCCCAGTTCACTTCATGGAGTTGTTTGATAAAGTAGCAGATGTGATTAGTCAAGGATCAGCACGAAGAGGAAGTTTTGCAGCGTATTTGCCAGTAGAGCATCCTGATATAGAAGAGTTTTTACAAATTCGTAATGAAGGCCATCCTATTCAAAATATGAGTATTGGCGTTACCATCACTGATGAATGGATGAATAGTATGGTCGAAGGAGACAAACATAAAAGAAAAATTTGGGCCAAAATTATTCAAAAACGATTTGAGAGTGGATACCCATACATATTCTTTTATGATACTGTAAATAATAATGCTCCACAAGCTTATAAAGACAAGAATATAAAAATAAATAGTAGTAATCTATGTTCAGAAATTAGTTTAGCATCAGACGAAAATAATAGTTTTGTTTGTGTTCTAAGCTCGCTTAATCTGCTTCATTGGGATGAAATTATACAAACAGACGCAATCGAAACTCTTATTTACTTTTTAGATAGTGTTAACCAAGAGTTTATAAATAAAACAGAAAATATTCGTTTCATGAAGAGCGCTAGAAACTTTGCCTTAAATCATAGAGCATTAGGTATGGGAGTATTAGGATGGCATTCGTATCTTCAAAGCAAAATGATAAGCTTTGAAAGTATGCAAGCTAAACTAATTAATGCTAATATGTGGCAAACCATTAGAGAACGATCAGACAAGGCATCAAGAGAATTAGCAGAAAAATTCGGAGAGGCTCCTATTCTCGAAGGATATGGTTGTAGAAACGTCACAACATTAGCTATCGCTCCTACAACTAGTAGTAGTTTTATATTAGGACAAGTTAGTCCTAGTATAGAACCATTGAATAGTAATTATTTTGTGAAGAATTTAGCAAAAGGGAAGTTCACATATAAAAATCCTCATCTAAAAGAAACTCTCAAAAAATATAATAAAAACGATGAGACAGTTTGGAAGAGTATACTAGTCAAAGGAGGCTCTGTTCAACATCTAAAATTCTTATCAGATAATGAAAAAGAAGTATTTAAAACATTTGGTGAAATTAGTCAGAAAGAGATTATTATTCAAGCATCTCAAAGACAAAAATATATAGATCAATCTCAATCTTTAAATCTAATGATTGGGCCAGACATACCACCAAAACAAGTAAGCGATCTTCTTATAGAAGGATGGAAATTAGGAATCAAAACTTTTTATTATCAACGAAGTGCTAATCCAGCACAAGAACTAGCGCGTAATATTTTAGCTTGTACAAACTGTGAATCTTAATATAAAGGATATTAAATATGGGTAATGTGTTTGAAGACCAAACCAAGTTTATGGTAGCCTGTGATCAAACAGTATGCGAGTGGAATCAATCTCAATTTGATATGTATTACACCCTTATACAAGAAGAAGTTTCGGAGCTTAAAGAGGCCATAAACAACACAGATAGAGTAGAAATATTAGATGCTTTAATAGATATTATTGTGGTTACAGCAGGAGCTATAAATAGCACTGGTAGTAATGCTCAAGGAGCATGGGACGAAGTAATGAAAACTAATTTTGCTAAAGTAGATCCTATTACAGGAAAAGTAAAAAAGAGAGAAGATGGCAAAGTATTAAAACCAGAAGGATGGAAAGCGCCTAATCTTAAGTCGTTTGTAATATAATATATGGTGTATATTAATATGTCATTATTAATATAACTTATTATAAAGGGCATAACTTGAGAAAGAAAAAAAATGGTAGCACTAGAAAAGAAAAAATTATTGATCTCACAAATTCGCCCCTTAATCAAGATAATACAAGACTATCATCTAGGAATAGATTAAAACCAAGAACAGAAAATCAAAAAGAATATATACGATCTATTATAGAAAACACTATTACTTTTTGTCAAGGCAGTGCTGGTAGTGGTAAAACTCACTGTGCTGTTGGTTTGGCATTGGAGCATTTATTAGAAGATAAAATTAAAAAAATCATTATAACAAGACCTGTTGTTGAAGCAGGAGAAAAAATAGGTTATCTTCCAGGTAAATATGAAGAAAAATTATTTCCTTATCTATTACCTATAGAAGATGAGATAAATTATTTTATTGGTCCAGCATTGAACGCAACCCTTAAATTAAATAATAAGATAGAAATTGTGCCTTTAGGATTTATGAGAGGAAGAAATTTTCATGATTGTTTCATAGTAGCAGACGAATGCCAAAATGCTTCCTATGAACAATTAAAAATGCTATTGACAAGAATTGGTCAAAACAGTAAAATGGTATTAACTGGAGATGTTTCGCAATCAGATCTTGCTAGACATTTACAGGGTGGTTTTTATGAAATGATAAAAAATCTATCAGATGTAGACGGTATAGGTATTTCTACACTAACCGATAATGATATTATTCGTAATCCTATAATAGCAAAAATTTTAGCAAAATTAGACAATTATGAACAAGGCAGAAAATAGTAAGTGCTTATTATTGAATGCTGACTATTCACCTTTAAGAATTATTAGTTGGCAAAAAGCTATTGTATGGTCTATTAAATATGAAAATAGTCCAACATTTAAAATAGAAATACTCGAATATTATAAAGATAAATTTATTCAGGGTACTAATAATAAACAATTTAAAGTACCATTGGTTGCTAAAACCGTAAGATTTTTTAATATCTACAATAGATCACTAAAGTTTTCTAGACAAAATCTATTTATTAGAGATAATCATACTTGTCAATATTGTGGTTTAAGATTTAATCATAATGAATTGACTTATGATCATGTTATTCCAAAAAGCCAATTCTATCCAGATAAAAAAGATGCTACAAATTGGCTAAATATAACAACCGCTTGTGTCAAATGCAATAGAAAAAAATCTAATAAAACTCCGGAACAAGCAAACATGAAATTACTAAATATCCCCAAAAAACCATTTTATGAGCCAAGATACTTGCCTTTAGCGAAGGAGTTACATACTATATATGGTAGTAGCTCAGATCAAAAAGAATGGATAAAATATATAGATGGCTATTTTTAATACAAAACAACTAGATAATAGTAATGATAAATTTTATTGTTTGTCTGGATCCGAAGATTATGTAGATCAGGATGGATATCCAAGACTATATGATGAGCATATGAACGATGCTGTAGCAAAAGTTGTCTTTACTAAAAGACCAAAACATTTTGAAGACAGTAATAAATCATATGGTCGTTATTATATCAAACTAGATCCCAACTCTAAGATATTTAATCCGAAAAAGATTCTATCTCCCATAGAAGAAAAAAATTCTTTATCTTTTATCAATTTAGTATGTAAAACAGAATGGATATTTAGAGAGGTTACGCCGCAAGTATTTCAAAAATACATAACTTTTTTAAAGACAAAAAACATATCCTGGTTAAAAGATGCTCAAAGAGATTTGAAATAATGCCAACGTATACTTATTGTTGTAATCAGTGCAATAAAAAATTTGAGCTATTTTTTTATATCAAAGACTATAATCCGACACCAGTTTGTCTTTTTTGCTACGCTAAAGATACTGCAAGAAGCTATCATGATGATATAGGTTCCATACAAGGATCAGTTATAAAACATGATAGCGAATTAAAAACTGTTGGCGATCTAGCAAATAGAAATAGAGATAAGATGAGCAATGATCAAAAGCAAGAGCTATATAATAAGCACAATGCCTATAAAGATCAATCGGTTAAACCATTACCAAAAGGAATGAGCAGAATACCGAAAGGAATTAAACCTAAATGGACATAATAGTATATGGAACAAGATAATATTAAAAGTATTTTACCAGAATGGTCGCCTGAAAATGAGACCTTCATTAAGAGTCAGGTAGAACAACTCAATAAAGATCATAATATCGATCTATCTGATTATGACTATATCTTCAAAGACATGTATGAAATTAAGAAACAAACTGATGCAAAACACGAGATATTTATTAGTATAACAGCAAATATTTTGGAACATGATCCGAAGTCATCATTGCCACAATCAAAAGCTATATGTAATAATAATTACTATATTCCTGTGCCTTCTGGCAATAGTCATGATGATTATTTGAAATTATTTTTTGACTATATAGAAAATTGTATGGGTCTTGCTGCCAATAACGCTCAATCTAAGGAAAATAAAGATGGATAAGAATTTTATATTTAGTCCCAGTGCTCATACGTCTAATAATTCTCAATCCAATAAATATTTTTATTGTCATGCTAATCATGCAGAATTCGTGGATAATGAAGGAAATGGTAGAACGCATGAAGAAAATACCAAAACGCTTGCCAAGATTATAGAAAAAAATAATCATATGTCTTATCATATTAAAGTATCTAATAATAATCAGTTATTCAATCCTCTATCAAAGTTTGATACTGAAAAAAGCTATAGTTTTTTGGATAATGTTGTTAGACCAACAGACAAGTTTATTTCTGTTAATAGTCTTGTATTCTCATATTACTTAAAATTTTTATCAACAGGCAACAACGCTTGGCTCAATAGAGCAGAAAGGGAAAGATTATAATGAGTAAATTATCAAAAAGTAGTATCTATGCTATTAAATATTTATTTAGTCAAGGATTGAATGCTGAACAGATATCATCGGAGATCAACCTGTCTGTCGATAATATTCAAAGTATTATAGAATCAGAAAATTTAATTAAACAACCTCCAACAGCTAAAGACCTTATGATAAACCAAACAGCTGTTAAAAGAACAAATAGTGTCGCTATTATGACCAAGGAAGCTTCTATGATGAATGATCATGATAGAATCAAATTTGCATCTCAAAAAAGTTCCACAGAGCACATATTTAGACCATTTAGTAAATGAAATTCATATCTCGTTATTCTAATAATAAAGAAGTGTCTGCCGCTCAATATATCGTAGAACTAATCTGTGAAAAAAAAGCAAAATTTGACAAAAAGGATTTACATTATAGATTTTGGGTTAACAAGGAATGGTCTGCATACTATAGAAATCAAATAGCAACAGCAAACAAATTGGTAAAAAAGTATAATCCTTTGGCTATAGTCAAGGCTTTACAAGATGATAAAACAGCAAATACATATTCGTTGCGAGCGCCTTTTCTTATTCCTATAATAGAACACTACGAGAAACTTATAGATTCACAGAATAAAGATTTTTCCAAAACTATAGATAGATCTTTGAATAAAAAACACAAAACAAACATTAGTAAAACCAAAAATATACTTTCAATTTTAGAGGACATAGACAATGAGTCTTAAAGAAGATATAATAAAAAATTTTGGAGATGATATTATACTATCCGGTAACTCGCTAGTAGAAAAAAAGATACTGACTATCCCAATTAGTCCAGCCCTAGATATAGTTCTAGGTGGCGGTATACCGGAAGGTAGTTTCGTAATATTTACTGGACAACCAAAATGTGGAAAAACGTTATCTTCGTTGGATTTTGCTACCACAGCACAAAAACCAGAATATCAAGGAGATCTAAAGAGTCCTAGAGAAGTGTACTATCTAAACATCGAAGGTAGATTAAAACAAAGAGATCTATTAGGTATCAAAGGATTGGACTTAACTCGATTTCATATCATAGGATCTCAACAAGGAAAAATTTTACACGCTGAAGAATATTTACAAATAGCTGAGAGAATCATCAATGAGATTCCCGGGTCGATAGTTATCATAGATTCCTATTCTGCATTATGTACAGAAGCAGAAATTACTAGCGATATGGATAAAATGCAAAGAGCAGACGGAGCAAAACTATTAGCTAAATTCTGTAGAAAAGTTTCTAACGTTATTCCTGTTAATAAAAATATCGTAATTGGTATTACTCATTTAATGGGCAACCCAACAGGATATGGAGCGGAATTTAAGGAGAAAAGCGGACAAGGTATCGCCTATCAAACCGATATTAAATTACGAGCAAAAAGTTCTAAACCATGGTCTTTAGGAGCAGATGATACACAGATAGGTCAAGAGGTTGAGTGGCAAGTTATTTGTTCTGCTCTTGGGCCTCCAGGTGGAGTAGCAAAAAGCTTTATCCGATATAACGAAGGCATAGATAAACTCACGGAGCTTGTTAATTTGGCCTCAGACGTCGGAGTTATAAATAAAGGCGGGGCATGGTATACAGTTAAAACAGCCAAAGAAAACCATAAATTTCAGGGAGCAGAAAAAGTACGACTATTTCTAATGGAAAATCCGGATATTGCTAAAGAAGTTGAAAGTTCTATTAAAAGTATATTAGGTATCACAAAGTGATGGATGTTGTGAATTTAGATGGCGATATAGTATCTTGGCACTTGACTGGACACATCGCCAAAGGTAGAATAGCACATAAGTCGTCGTATCATCTACTTGCCAGGGGTCTATTGATAGACTTATTTCCTACACTACAAATTCTTGAAGAAGTATCAATACCCTTAAAAAGAAATGAAACCTTATATTTGGATTTTTATATACCGTTATCAAAATTATGTATCGAAGTTCATGGTGAACAACACTATAAATTTATACCATTCTATCACGGAAATATAATGAGTTTTTTGAAAGCTCAAAAAAAAGATAGAGAAAAAAAGGAATGGTGCGACAATAATAATATTCGTTATATAGAATTGCCTTATAATGAAAATCAAGAGCAATGGATAAATAGAATAAATCATGAACAATAAAACATCAAAAGAAGAATTACAATATTGGGATAAGATATTAGATGAGTATGAAACATCTATTGGATTATCGGAATATTCTGCATCCGTAATATCTTCACAAGAGATCAATACCTATACATCAATGAGTAGAGATGAAATAGAGAAGCTTAATCCTGAAGATTGTGCTCAAATATCTTATAGACTATCTCAATTTGCTTTTTATTTACAGCGTAGTTTAAATAGAGAACTTGCTAGATATAATTGGGCAGAAGAAAGTATCAAAGAAGTGATTGCTGACGAAATAAATAACTATAAAGGATATGGATATATAGAGAAATCTATACAAGCTATAAAACATAACGAAAAAGCCACAGGACTTAATAGTATTAGAAAATACGCAAAACAACGTAGTGATAGATTACAATACTTAGCCAATAGTATAAAAAATCTATCTGATATTATGTTATCTATTCAAAAGAGTAAAACTAAACATGGATCCTAAAGACTTATTAAATAATCCTGATCAGATAAAAAATCTAATTTCTTTATTACAAGCTATGCTGCCTAACGAAGAAAAACAAGAACAAAAACCAACTAAAGCAAAATCAAAAAGTAAAAAAGAGACGGAAGCTTCAACAGAAGAGCCTTCTTTCAATAGTAAAATTAAAACGAAGAATAAAAGGACATCGCAAGTGTCCTCTGTTAATAAATTTGAAAAAATGATGGAATTCAATATGCATAAAGATGATAAGCTAATAGATGAAAAATTAGCAAAACATCCGCCGGTTGCACGAACAAGAGAATACGAACCAATATCTGTGAAGTGCAGAGTTTGTGGAAAAACAGAGAATATAAATCCAGCTCTTGTGCATGACAGTCCTTCGCGCTATAAATGTAATAACTGTTCGACAAACGCTGGGTGAGATGAAATGATACTTTGTGATCCTGCCGCAGAGAGAGCGGTATTGTCTGGTATATGTAAATATGGTGAAAATGCATATTTAGATATTGCCGATATTGTACAGCCATCGACATTTACTGTTGATAGTAATGCTATGATTTTTCAGGTTATAAAAGAAATCTGTGAGAAAGATCATAGTCCATCTATAGATATAGCATCGATATTATCAACTTCCCAATCATTAAATTTTAGTCATATTCTATCTCAAAAGAATGAGACACAACATTTAAAAGCTATTATTGATTTTCCTGTTAATCTTGAAAACGTGAGAAAGTTTGCTGCAAAAATACGCAAACTACAAATCGCTAGACTTTTAAGGGAACAACTGGAAAATGCTAAAGAAAAATTACTAGATATTAGTGGCAATGAGCCAATATCATCTATTATAGGACTAGCAGAAGATAGTATATTTAACTTTTCAACTCTATTAAATGATACAGATAATAATCCTGTTTGTGTTGCTAATATAGTCGATGATTATATCAATAATATTAAAGAAAATCCAATCGATCAAGTCGGTATATCGACAGGGTTTCACGTTTATGATAACGCTATAGGGGGTGGTTTACGAAAAGGATCCGTTAGTATCATAGCAGCAAGACCAAAAACCGGTAAAACGCTTCTGGCAGATAATATAGGGTTACACATAGCTAAGAATGTAAAAATTCCTGTATTGAATATGGATACAGAAATGAGTACTGATGATCATTTAAATAGATTATTGGCTATGATGACAGAAATAGAAATTAATGATATAGAAACTGGGAAAGCTTTTGAATCACCGGATAAGAATACCAGATTAGTTGGTGCTCAACAAGAATTAAAAAACGCTAAACTTTACTATAAATCAATAGCTGGTAAACCATTTGAAGAGCAATTGGCTATAATGAGACGATGGTTAGTAAAGGAGGTTGGATTGCATCCAGACGGCACAGCAAAAGATTGTGTTATAGTTTACGATTATCTAAAACTTATGGATAGTCAAGGAATTAGTCAAGATCTTAAAGAATACCAAGTTCTAGGCTTTATGATGACTAGTTTGCATAATTTTGCTGTCAGATATAAAGTTCCGATTCTTGGATTTATTCAATTAAATAGAGATGGAATAACAAAAGAAACAACAGATACTGCTAGCGGATCAGATAGAATTATATGGCTATGTAGTAATTTTACAATCTTCAAAAGAAAAAGCGATGAAGAAATTGCAGAAGATGGCCCAAATAATGGTAATAGAAAACTTGTTCCTATTATTAGTAGACATGGTGGTGGTTTAGATGATAATGATTATATTAATTGTCATATGAAGGGCTGGTGCGCAAAAATTGAAGAAGGTAAGACTAGATTGGAATTAGTAAATAATAATACTAACACAGATAAAGGATTTATTGTTAATGACGAGAACAATGATGACGATCAAGAAATCCCGTTCATATAATCAGCAACAACTAAAAGTATTGTCCGATTATTTATGCGAAGATATAGATAATCTATTAGATAGTCTAAATATCACAGACTATAAAATATTTGATCGTATGATTGCCATGAGATGTCCTATACACGGAGGAGATAACAACTCTGCGTGTAACTTATATTATAAAGGGGACTCATACAGGGGAAACTGGAAGTGTCGTACTCATCAATGCGAAGAAACATTCAAAGGATCTATCATTGGTTTTATTAGAGGCTGTTTGTCTAAACAAAATGGATGGACAGGACCAGGAGATTCGACAGTATCTTTTAATGATGCTGTTGAATATGCAATAAAGTTTAGTAAGAAAAATCCTGATAATATTAAAGTCAATAAAAAAGAGGTTGAAAAAAATAATTTTGTTAATGTTATCAATCATATACAGTCTGATATAAGACTAAAAGATGAATCACCAAAGGTGTCAAGAGCCACTATTATTAAAAATCTAGATATTCCATCACAATACTTTTTGGATAGAGGATTTTCAAGAGATATATTAATCAAATATGATGTTGGAGAATGCACCAGTCGTGAAAAAGAAATGTTCCAAAGGGCAGTTGTTCCTGTTTATGACGATTCTCACTCACATATGGTAGGATGTTCTGGAAGAAGTCTGTTCGACTCCTGCGAAAAATGTAAGGGCTATCATAGTTTAGACGCATTATGTCCAAAAGATGACTATTTATGGCAATACTCTAAATGGAAGCATAATAAGGGATTTAAGACTCAAGAATATCTATATAATTTATGGTATGCGAAAGACTATATACAACAAAGTAAAAGTATAATTCTTGTAGAAAGTCCCGGCAATGTATGGAGACTTGAAGAGGCAGGAATACATAATAGCGTAGCCCTATTCGGATCTGTGCTACAAGACAAACAAAAACTATTATTGGATATATCCGGGGCTATGAGTATATATATGTTAATGGATAATGATGAAGCTGGCAAAAAAGCATCAGAAAAAATTTATGATAAATGTTCGAAAACATATAATGTCTATAAAATAGATATTGATCATCCTGATGTTGCCGAGATGACCGTCTCAGAAGTAAAAGAAATTATTTCACCACAAATACGAGATAAGTACTAATGAATACCAAAATTATAGCATTTTCTGGACGTAAACAGTCTGGCAAAACTATTTGTTCAGAATTTTTAAAAGGATTATTATTATCTAATGGATATTCTGATGTTGAAATATATAACTTTGCAGACCCATTGAAAGAAGACATATGCATGAACATGTTTGGATTATCATATGCTCAGTGTTATGGCGAAGATCATAATAAGAATGAACTAGTTGATGCCTATTGGGAAGATAAGCAACTAACAGCACGAGATTTAATGCAATTAATAGGCACGGACTTATTTAGAAAATTAAATAATAATATTTGGGTAAATGCTCTTATCAATAAAATTAAAAAGAGTAAACTTCAAGTTGTTATAGTTTCTGATTGTAGATTTCCTAATGAAATAGAAGCTATAAAAAATAATGGAGGAATAGTATTTCGACTAAATAGAAATCCACACAAATCAGAACATATTAGCGAATCAATATTGGATGCTTGCAGATATGATTGGAATAATTTTAATGCTATCATTAATAATGAACATATGACAGTTAGAGAGCAATATGATAAACTTAAAAAACTTATGTTACATTTTAATGTACTACCACAATAATAGGATATCATGATTATAACTTATTTCCGTAGTTCGTCTTATAATGCCCATTCTATGTGCGAACAACAATATTTTTTTGAATATGTACTAGGATGGAGGGGCCCAAGTGGACAAAAGGCGGATAAAGGAACAATAGTCCATAAAGTTTTAGAAATTCTTGCCATGATCAAACAAGGTCAGCAAGATAAATTATCTCATATAAATGATGACGAATTCTTAGGTCTTATAGATATAAATGACTATAGTCTTAATACCATAATAGAAAAAGTATACAAGCATTATAGTACCGCTAATAGTCATCATACTTGGACTCTAAAAGATTATAAGGACTGCTATAATTGGGTTTACAAGGCTATAGAATTTAATGGCGGTATGTTTGATCCTAGAAATCGCACCATTCTTAGACCAGAACAACACTTTGATTTGGTAATAGAAAAACCATGGGCTAAATACGAGTATAATATTAATAATCAAAAACTAGATGGATATTTGGGCTTAAAAGGCACTATAGATCTTATAACTTTGGCTAATGATAATACTATTGAGGTCATAGATTGGAAAGGATTGCCATTAGATACAAAATTACCTACTCTTGACGGATGGACAACAATTGCAGATATAAATGTGGGATGTAATGTCTTTGATCAATACGGTAATATATGTCGCGTTGTTGGAAAATCAAAAGTCAAAACAAAAAAATGTTTCAGAGTAACTTTTGATGACAAAACATCGGTAATTTGTGACGATGAGCATTTATGGAAATTATCTAATGGTGAAACGGTATCTATACAGGATCTAGTTATTGGCGATACTATTAATGTGACAAAACCATTAAAATGTAATGAACAATCCCTACCAATAGATCCTTATCTATTAGGAGTCTGGTTAGGAGACGGAAGAAATAGAGGCTGCGAGATTAGTGGCAATGATACTGAAATTTTTGAAGAAATACAAGCAAGAGGTTATGAGCTAGGAAAAATTCAAAATGATAAAAGATCAAAAAATAAGACAGTATCGATCCTAAATGTGACAAAAATACTAAAATCTTTAAATCTATTGAATAATAAACATATACCAAAAATTTATTTGAGAGCATCTTTTCAACAAAGGCTAGACTTACTAAGGGGTTTGATGGATACAGACGGAAATGTAAATCCAATTAGAAAACAAACTGTGTTTACTTCTTGTAATAAAAAACTATCCGACGATGTTAAAGACCTACTTTTAACCCTTGGGCAAAGACCGAATCAAGCGTGTATTAAAAGAGATACAAATTACAAAAAAAACGTAATCATATATCCTATTTCGTTTCGTCCAATTGACATTAATCCTTTTCTATTGAGCAGGAAAAAAGAACTTGTGGATGTAAATTGGGGATCTGGAAGATCTAGGGTTAGACGAGTTTCTAAAATAGAAGAATCGATTATACAAAAAACTCAATGCATTTCCGTAGACAGTCCAGACAATACTTATCTGTGTACAGAAAATTATATTCCAACACATAATACTGGACGAAGACTAGATTGGGCAACAGGACAAGAAAAAACACAAGAAAAATTAGAAAAAGATCCTCAACTCAAAATCTATCATTATGCTATTAAAAAACTGTATCCTCATATAGAGAATGTTATTTTTTCCATATATTTTATTAATGATGGTGGTCCTTTTTCTATGGTTTTTCATGATAGCGATCTTGCCGATACTGAAAATATGTTACGTCAAAAATTTGAAATCATTAAACAAACTAAACGACCACGATTGAATAAAAGTTGGATGTGTAATAAATTATGTCATTTTGGTAAGACTACATTTGCTAATACTAATATTGAGCCATTGAAAGAGTATAGGGATGGACAAATATGTCAAAAAGATTCGATCATGACAAAATGTGAACAAGTGAAGCACGACCTTGAACTTTACGGGATCGATGCTACAATGAGTATGTACAAGCACCCGAATCATTCTTTTGGATCCTACAAAGCACCCGGAACCGTATGACTTATTCAGTACTACATTGTCATTCTCATTTTTCATTATTGGATGGCTTAAATAGACCAGAGCAAATTGCCACCAGATGTGCCAAACTGGGCATAAAATCATGCGCCTTAACAGATCATGGTAATATTGCTGGATCGGTACAGTTTTATCAGAAAATGAGATCTAAGAATATTAAACCTATTCTTGGATGCGAATTATATATTTGTGAAGATGATCCATCAATACAAACAAAAGAGAATGCTTCCTTGTCGCATTTTCTCGTACTTGCTAAAAATTTAAAAGGCTGGAAAACACTCATCAAAATAGTCTCGGAATCAAATAGGCCAGATTATTTTTACCATAAGCCAAGACTAAGTATCAAAAAATTATCAGAATTACTAGATGGTAACATAATAGGTGTTTGTGGTCATTTGGGATCGACCCTATCGGATATTATCTTAAAAGATCAGGATAATAGTATTTCTAATGGTCTTTCTTTTATAGACAATATGAAAACTATATTCGGTGATAATAATTTTTATTTGGAAACACAATTATTCGATAAAGACTATCTAAAAGAACAAGTCTATTTAACAGAAACGATTAGGCGACTATCCGAATTAAGTAAAATTAAGGCAGTATCTACTCCCGATGCTCATTATTGCGAACAAGACGACGCTATAGACCAAAGGATTCTTCTTTGCAATAATTTAAAAACAACACTATCTGATATTAATACTAAATTAATTAATAATCAAAGTATTCCTATGGAGTGCTTCTTTAAAAGTGATAAATATTATATCCTATCTCCAGAAGAGATGACGAACCTACATAGTCCACAGGAAATAGAAAATACAATTTTTGTCGATAGCTTAATAGAAGAGTTCGACATCTTATCTGCTCCAAAATTGCCTAATTTTGATTGTCCAGAAAACTATGATCCTGATGAATTTTTAAGGGAATTGTGTAGAGTTGGATGGAAAAATAAAATCATTCCAAATATTCCAAAGGATGATCATCAAGTTTATGTAGATAGAATAAAATATGAGTTAGATATATTACAAGGTGCTAGTTTATCTAGTTATTTTTTAATTGTGCAAGATATAGTCAACCATGTTAGACATAATAACTGGCTACCTGGACCGGGCAGAGGAAGTGGGGCTGGGTGTCTGGTTTCTTACCTTGTTGGTATCACAGATATTGATCCCATGAAATATGATTTATTATTCGAAAGATTTTATAATGCTGGTAGAAATACTAAAGATAGAATCTCTATGCCAGATATTGATATAGATATTCCAATCGATAAACGCGAACAAGTATTAGAATACATAAAAAATAAATATGGACACAGTAAAGTATCTCAAATGATTACTTTTAATACTATGAAAGGTAGAGGGGCACTAAAAGACGTATTGCGAGTATATGGTAATATTAGTTTCGAAGAGATGAATACTATTACTAAGTTTATTCCTGACGAAGCTAAGATAGCGGACGAGCTTCAAGAAATGAAAGAAGATACTGGAGAAGCATCTATTATCAGATGGGCTCTAGAAAATAATACGGATAAACTAAAAGAATGGTGCTATATATCTGAAGAGGACGGGACTTTATCTGGGCCTCTATCTAAAAGATTTGAACAGGCAATAAGATTGGAGGGAACAAAATCTAATCAAAGCAAACATGCTGCTGGTGTAATAATAGGTACTCAAGACCTTGCGTCTTTATGCCCGATGGTCTATGATAACAGAAATGATCAGCTTATCGCTGGCATGGAGATGAACGATCTAGAGAGTTTGGGTCTAATAAAATTTGACATATTGGGTATCGCATATTTGGATAAAATTATGTCAGTATCAGAATATTTAAAACACGGAGAACTATAAATGCTAACAAAAACTTTAGATCAAGTTGCTGCTGGCGAAATATTCAAGGTTAATAATATTAACTATGTCAAAATCGCCGAGGTTCGTGTCAGTTGTTGCAGAACCGTGAACTGTCACGTTCTAGAAGATAGTAATCAAAGGACTTTTTTCCCAGGAAACACAGTTGTGGAGACTAATGGCTAATTTACAAAAAATTTGTGTATTCGATTTAGAAACGGACGGGGCTAATCCCGATATTTGTAGCCCCGTTCAAATCGCTGCTGTTATTATCGATCCTTATAAATTAGAAATAATCAAAGATTCAGAATTTAATATCAATCTAAAGCCCCAAGCAATACAAGATAATCCAGAATATATATATGATGATTCAGATGTTCTGGATTTTCATGCCAAAGTTAGAGGATGTGATAAAACAAAAATCTTAGAAGATTGGAGATCTTTCCAGAAACAAGACAGTGGATGGAAAATGTTTGTATCATATTTGGAAAAATATCATATAAGATCTGATAAAAAATCTTGCTTTACAGCTCCTATTGCTGCTGGCTATAATATTAATAGATTCGATCTAAGAATTATAGATAGATTAAGCATAAAATATAATAATGTCAATAAGGAGGGACGAACATCTCTATTTTATCCACGAGATGTTATTGACTTAATGAACGTTATTTTTTATTGGTTTGAAGGTAATAATGAGCTTAAAAACTATACACTTGATAATGTTAGAGAATATTTAGGATTAGGAAATAGTGGCTCTCATGATGCTCTAAATGATGTTAGGGCAACAGCTGATATTTTGATAAGGTTTATGAAATTACATAGAAATTTATCGAATAAGGTAAAATTCAGAAACGCCTTTGCTCTTGCAAAAAATTGAAATGACTCAATATTTTACTTTTGATTGTGGATGTAAGTTCAAGGTTTTGGAATATACCTCAGAAGGAATTCCAAAAATAGAATTTACAGGTAAGTTGAGCGATCTTAATCTTGATTGTTCAAAAACATGGTCTATGATCGGAGATGGTAATACCAAGGGTGTATTTCAACTAGAATCAAGGTTAGGTTCTAGTATGGCTAAAAAATTAAAACCAGAGAATATAGAACAACTATCTGCCCTAATTAGTATTATGAGGCCAGGATCTTTGGAAGCTTATAGAGATGGTAAAAGTATTAGTCATCATTATATAGACAAAAAGAATGGTCAAGAAAGCTTAGACTATTTTCACCCATCCCTTGAGCCATCATTAAAATCAACCTATGGAGAGATGATATATCAAGAACAGGCCATGCAAATCGCGCAAGCGGTGGCTGGTTTTGATCTACAAGAGGCAGATATGCTGCGTAAAGCAATTGGCAAAAAGAAGCCAGAAGAAATGGCTAAGATCAGGGTAAAGTTTAAGGATGGTGCTAAAAAACTGAATATAGTCAACGACGAAGAAATAGACGAAATATTTAGTTGGATTGAAAAAAGTCAAAGATATTCTTTTAACAAAAGCCACGCTGTGTCATATGCTATGAATGCATATTCTTCGGCTTATGCAAAAGCTCATTTTGCTAAAGTATTTTTTGCATCATACCTTAAATTTGCAAAAGATAAAATGGATCCTCAAAAAGAAATAAAAGAACTAATACGTAATGCAACAGAAATGGATGTGATTGTATGTGTTCCTGATGTAAGAAAGCTTAATAAGCATTTTACTATTAGCGATGATAAAATATATTTTGGTCTTACCGATATTAAGGGTGTCGGTTATTCTGTTTATGATAAATTATTAACTATTATTAAAGACTTAGATATAAATAATATATCTTGGAATACATGTTTAGTTAAAGTTTTAACAAAAATTAATTCCACAGCAGCTAAAGCATTAATATCATGTGGCGCTTTAGATCATCATAATATCACCCGTACAAAAATGTTATTTGAATACGATATAATATCTGAATTAACTTCTAGAGAATTAGATCTATTAGACTTGGAAAAGTCGTCTATTGCACAATCTTTACATGGTTTATTGACACAAAATAAAATTAATATTAAGCGAAAAAGTAGCATACAAAATCTTATCAATTTATATAACAATCCGCCATATTCATTAGATGATAAAATAGAATGGCTATCTGATACAGAAAATGCTTTATTAGGGGCCTCTATAACTTGTTTTAAGATAGATTCTTATGATATTAGTATGACAAATTGTGATTGTAAAGCTTTCAAGACTACCAACGCATCAAAAAATATTATTTTAGCAGGAGAAATTAGTTCCATCAACTTTGTCAAAACAAAAAACGGCAAAAATCCTGGGGCTGAAATGGCCTTTGTCACAATAGAGGATCAATTTGCATCACTAGACTCAGTAATATTATTTCCTGAGCAATTATCAAAATATCGTAACTATCTATTCGATGGTAATGTACTAATATTCTTAGGTAATAAAAGTTCTAAAAAAGATTCTTTTATAGTGGAGAAATGTTTTATACCAAGATCTTGACAATCGACGCCGTCTTGGTATAATATGTATAGTTGTGGCGTTTTTAACTTTAGGAGTTTGATTATGAATATCACTTTGTTGAAGGGTAATTTAGCACGAGATCCGGAACTACGCGTTGTTAATCCTAATGGAAAGCAAACAAGCGTTGTCAACTTTACTATTGCTGTTAACAGAGATTATGTTAAGGCTAATGGAGAAAAAGACAGGATCACATCTTTTATTAACTGCGAGGCATGGGATAGCGGCGCCGAAACTATTGCTGAGTCCTTGAAGAAGGGCGACTTGGTGATGGTTGAAGGCTCCTTAAGAAATGACACATGGGAAAAAGATGGTGTTAAGCATAGTAGTCTAAAGGTTAGAGTTAATAACTTTTCTAAGATTACCAAGTTGAGCAGAATTAAGTCGGAAGAGTCCGAAACTGTTGCTTTCTGAAACCAAATAGGAAATATATAGAATATTGGGGGTGAAATATCCCCCTTATTCTATTATATATGGAAAAATCTAAACTAAAGATATTGATGTGTTCCGAAGCAAGTTTTATTAATTCTGGCTTTGGAAAATATGCATATGAAATTTTATCTAGATGGCATAAAACAAATAAGTATATAGTTGCAGAGTTTGCTTCTTATGGTATGGTTAATGATCCAAGAGATAAGAACATAGATTGGATATATTATGCCAATGCTGTTAGAGATAGTGATCCTAGATATAAAGAGTATATGTCTAGAACAGATAATCAGTTTGGTCGATGGAGATTTGAAAAAGTATTATTAGATTTTAAACCAGATGTTGTTGTTGATGTTAGAGATTTTTGGATGACAGGATATCAATCCATATCCCCATTACGAAGTTATTTTCATCATATTTTGATGCCAACTGTAGATTCAGCACCACAACAAGAAGAATGGATCGATATATTTTTATCTACAGATGCCATCTTTACATATAGCGATTGGGGGGCAAAAGTTCTAAAAGAACAAACAAACAATAAAATAAAATATATCAGCACAACAAGTCCAGGGGTCAATCTCGATATCTTTAATATAAAAGATACAAAGTCTTTACGACGCCAATTTGGTATACCGGAGGATGCTTTTATTTTTGGGTCCGTAATGAGAAATCAAAAACGCAAGCTAATCCCTGAGCTGTTTAATTCGTTGCGTAAGATATTATCCATACTTGAATCAGAGCAATCTAAACAAAAGATCTATCTATATTTACATACCACATATCCAGATATGGGATGGGATATACCAGAATTATTAAGTCAATATAATATAGCAAATAATGTTATATTCACTTATTTATGTAAAAATTGTCAAAATATAGAGCCTTCTGTTTTTAGTGGTGCTCAAAAAATTTGTAATAAATGTTTGAACAAAAGCTCTCAATTTCCATCTGTGTCGAATGGAGTCTCTGATACTCAATTAAGCGACATATATAACATATTCGATATATATGTTCAATATGCTATTTGCGAAGGATTTGGTATGCCTCAAGTAGAAGCAGGCGCTTGCGGTATACCAATAGCCACAGTTAATTATAGTGCTATGGTAGATATTATAGAGAAATTGAATGCTTATAAAATTAATGTCAAAAGCTATTTCAAAGAAATAGAAACTAAAGCTATAAGAGTATATCCAGATAATGATGATCTTATTAAGATTATTATAGAATATATGAACATGCCATTTCCAATTAGAAACAAAAAAAGATTAGAAACTAGACAACTTACAGAGAAATTTTATAATTGGGATAATATTACTAAATTATGGGAAAATTATTTTGATCAATTAGAATTTAGAGCAAACTGGTTATCTCCATTAGGTCAATTACAAAAACCACCAAAACCAAAAGATAATAAAGAAAATATTATTCAAATTATTAATATGTGTAATGATTATCTTAAAAACGCAGATTTATTATCATCATCTAAATTTTTAAGTATGTTACAGAGTGCTGATTATGGATTCACATATGCTTCTCCAACACAAATATCTAACTATTCAATAGATAATGTATACGATTATGTTAATACGATGATTGATAATAATAATAGGTCCGAAGAAGCAAGAGCTAATACTCAATTTATTGAAGAAGACTTTGTGCAATATGCACATTTAAAGAGTAACACATGAATATTTTATATATAGGACCGTATAGATTAGCTAATAATGCGGGTTTAGAATCAACTAATCTGCTATATAATCTTATGGAACTTGGTCATAATATTACAGCTAGATCCGTATTCGATGGAACAAATCCTATTAAGGATAAAGAAATAATATCCGTGTTTGAAAATATAGAGCAAAATAAATATTCTAAATTTGATTTACTTATTCAGCATCTACCTATCTCAAGAATTGTAAAAACTTCAAAAATCAAGAATAATATCTACTGGCCGATACTAGACAATACGGGATTGTCTCCAATTGAAAAAAAGAAATGTGAATTAATAAGTCAAGATGGACTGCTAATATATAGCACAAATTCCGATAAAACTATTTTGGGTACTTGTAATATATCTAATTTGATGAAACTAAATTATATAATTAATGATAAGCTATTATCCAAAAATTCTAGTATATTTAATTTTGGTATCTATAATAGACATAAAAAATATTATACAATTGTCGATGCGACTATGGAATACACTATACAAAATCTGATTATTAATTTTGTGACAAAATTTCAGAACAAAGACTATTGTTTGGTAGTATTCTTACCAAATACGACTCAAAACTTATTAGATCAGTATCAGAAATATATAAAAGAGATATATACAATATTTGATATTAATTTTTCTATCAATAAAATTCTCATTGTGCCGATAGACCATAATGTAGATGCTCTAGTATCGGCGCATAAAACAGGAGATATCTATATTTCCTTAAAAGATAATATACAGACTATCTTATCGTCTAGTCTTGGTAAAAATATTATTTATTATAAATCAGAACCAATACTATCATACGAAAAAAATAATCTTAAAAAATATGGAACTATAGAATATAAAGAAAAATTAGACTTGGATCAACCAAGTATAATAAAAAATATCGATAACCTAAAAGAGATTATAGGAAGATATGCTCAATAATATAGCTACCAGTAATATCATTAGTAGTATTTTTAGTAAAAATACGCTATTATATAATGGTAAAAAAGATTTATTTTTAACCACTTTATTACAGTGCGAGTCAATTAATATTATAGATTCGCCATCTCAACCATTTTCTATTTTACTCTCTGATAATCCGATAGATTATTCACAAACATCTATAAAAAATAGCTTAATGTATCATGTTAATAGTTTAATATTATTTCATAAAGAACCACCACAAGCTCTTAAAAAAGAAGATAAAGCAATTCTTGACAAAAAATTAAAGAATTCTTACAGACTGTTTTTCTCAAAAGATATAGAGAAATCTTGGGGTTTAGCAACTATAGAAAAAAATATAAATATTGAATATGGAGTCATAAGAATAGATGAAAAAGATAAAAATAAAAATGTATGCGTAGTTAATCTTAATAAAGATAATGGTATACAAAATTTATATCAACATATTAAAAATACTATTATCGATTGTGATCTAATAGATGCGCATACTGATGGTGATGAAGTATTAAAGATATTATCACAATATAAAATATGTATTATTCCACACGATACATATGATGCATTATTAGCTGCTTCTTTCGGAGGACTGGTTTATACATCATCAAGTCAGATAGACAAATCCATAAGCAATATAGCATATATAAAAGACTACAATACTATTAATGATCGGTTAAAAAACGATTTGAACCAATGGGATAATATAAATAGTTTATTAAAACAAAATCAGTCATACATACATGATAAATACAATATAGACAAATTCTATAGCGAATTTAATAATATCTGTACTTCTATTTCTAGAAAAGCATTTACATATGAAACGTAATCTAATTATAACAGTCGATTCTTCTATTAAACAAGATGGTTTTGTGCATATTAATCAAATATCTTCGATCATTAATTATTCCTGTGACTCTATCATTCTAGACTGTTTAGAATATCTGCAAGAAAAAGATCATGCCGTAGTATTTAATGTTCTACTAGAAAAATTAAGACCAACTGGCAGATTGGTTGTCTCGATAAGTAATGCTAAAGATATAGCCAATAATTTTGTTAATGCAACAATATCATCCGGTGACTTTTTAAGATTTTTTATTAACAAACAGAGCCTATTAAGTATCGAATCTATATATACTTTTATTGATTTCAAACATTATGATATTTTAACACTAGATACCGATGACACATCTATAACTATAGTAATAGAAAGAAAAAATATATGAGCAATACCATATGCGAAAAATGTCTTTTTGCTCAGAATATTTCTAATCCTATGCCTTGTTCTTTTAGTATACCAAGTCTTATAAAAGATATCCATAATATTGTAGAAAAAAATAATTATTTTGTTATTAATAACTACACATGTAGATATGGTTTTAGTAAAAATATTTATCAAGAAAATATCGATAAGTTTAATGATACAGATATGATGGAGTATGTTAAGCAACAAAATATTGTCAAATATTCCTTGGCTCTTATTACTAGTAATATAACATTTAAAGATACTATAGAAAACTTAAACGCTTTATCGATCAAACCGGAATATATCACTATTATTTGTTATGGCAACGGCTACGACATACACGAGATGCTGCAACAAAAATTACCAAAATTCATAAAATATAAAGTTCATTCTTTTCTTGAGAATATTCCTTCTCCAAAAGCATTACATGTTGCTCTAGAAACAAATAAAAACAAGACAGGAAATCTACTTTGGATTCTAGATGATGAAAGTATTGCTTATGTCTCCAAGTACGATAGTATACAGAATATTAACTATATGATAAATGTTGAGCAAAAATCTGCTCACTATTATAGATGTAATAAAATTGATTCTAGTTTTAATGGTATTTTTATTAATACAGATAATTATTGGGCTCTTTCAAAAACACAAGACTACACAATAGAAAATAATCAAAATACTTTAGTTATAAACTATGATTGATATTCTTATTATTACTCCAGAAATTACAAAAGGCATGAAGTCTGTTGGCTCAAAGTGTTTATTACCATTAAGAAAAAATCTAAGCGTTATTGAGTATCAAATAGCGCAAGCGCAAAAAATAACAAAACAATCGCATATAACCATTAATATAGGGTTCGATTCTGAAAAAATTATATCCAAATTATATCGATATAGAACAATCAGATATTTAGTAAATCATGACTATAACAATACGAATCAAGCTAAAAATCTATTATTATATATAGATCAATATAAACCTAAAAATTTATTAATTTTGAGTAGTGGATTATTATTAAAAGAAAATACAATAGAAAAGACTCATCTTCAAGCAGAATGTAAAATATTTATGTTACATAAACATAAAAACAATTTTTCTATAGGATCTTCTATGTCTAAAAATTTAGAGTATTTATTTTTTGATATGGATGAACCATGGACAGAGATTGTATATTTGAATGAAGATGCGATTAATATTCTATCTACTTGCGATAGAAATATATTTAAACAAATGTATCTTTTCGAAGTAATAAATTTTTTACTAAGTAAAAATATAAAGTTCACAAAAGTTTATATTAATAAAGGCAGTATTATGAAAATTAATAACTATAAAGATCTTGATAAAGCGAAAGTATTTATATGACAACAAAAATAGTTGTACAGAAATTAAATGATAAATTTATTAATAATATTGAATTATCAACAACTCCATTTTGTAATAAAAAAGTATTGAATATAACAGGATATCTATATAGGATATATTATATAGAAAAATTTACCCATATAATATTTGCAGCTTCATTATTAGATAATGAAATTAATCAATTCATTGATGAGTTTGGTACTACAGTAAATATCTTTATTTATAATGACACAACAAAATATATTGAACACCATCCTAATCTTAAAGGAGTTATTCAGAAAACAAAGACTGATTCAAAAAATAAAATTATCACTATACCTAAATTAGTTAATAATGAAATTTATTATAGCGATAACTCTATACCTAAATATGATAGCATAGTTTGCTTTTTAGACAATATAGAATCTTTACCAGAAGCTTTAAATAATTATCTTTATCCACAATCTATATTATCTATTAAATTATTTAATAATAGCTCTATAATACATCCTCAAAATTTAGGACTTCTTTTTGAATATGATAAGGCAAGGATTCTTAAACAAAACAAATATTATTTGGCATTAACAGACGACTACGTTCCAGAAGCATGGGCTTGTGGAGCATTAGCGCTAGATATTGACGATCTGAATTCATTAACACCAAGTAAATATAAACATACAAAAAGTTTTCAGTCTTATTCTAATTTTTTAAAGGTATTAATCAGTGATAAAAAATAATATAGGATTTATGCTTATAAATATAGAAAATGATCAACACCATGATTCTATGCTACAAAATATTAGAAAATTGATAGATGCTAATCCATATAAAAATATTGTTATATTTAATAGTATTTGTAATAAAATTACTACTTATAATATCCCTATCTTGCATCTGAGTCACGCTAAATTTTTTGAGGGCGACTTATGGCTATTTGATTTAACTAGTGTTATTATTAGTAAGAACTTCACCAATCTTAATAAAAAAATACTATATTGTAATGACATGCCGTGGTTAAAAAATAGAACTAATATATATAACGAATGGCTAAAGATTTACGATTCTGATCTAGATTTTGTAACTACCAATCAATATTTGTATGATATATACAGTATATGTTGGAAAAAACCATTAGATATTATGGAGAATTTCGATTATGAAAAAATACAACACATCGTATGACCAACTATCTGATCAAGATAAAAAAGATCTAATATTATCTTTATATTCATCAGAAGGTAAGAGCTTTGCTGATATAGCTACTATGTACGATACTTATGCTAATAGAATAAGACGAGACGCTAAAAAATATAATATAAAAATCAGAGATAAAAGCGAAGCTCAAAAAAATGCATTAAAAACTGGCAAACACTCTCATCCAACAAAAGGCAAAGAAAGATCAGAGGACACAAAACAAAAAATAGGGATGGGAGTATTAAACGCATGGGAAAATCTCGAAGACAACGAAATACAAAAAAGAAAGCTTAAAGCTAAACAAAATTGGGAAAATTTAGACGATAACACAAAAGAAAACATACTTAAATCTGCTAATATGGCAGTAAGAACCACCAGCAAGGTAGGATCAAAATTAGAAAAATATCTACATAAAAGACTATTAAGTGATGGTTATAAAGTAGAGTTTCATAAAGAGCAAACACTGGTAAACACAAGGTTGCAAATTGACCTGTTCGTTCCTAGTATAAATCTAGCTATAGAAGTGGATGGTCCATCTCACTTCACTCCTGTGTGGGGCCAAGAATCTTTAAAAAGAAATAAAAACTACGATAATAAAAAAGAAGGATTAATCATTGGTAAAGGATGGAACTTATTGAGAATTATACAAACTAAAGATTATTCTGATGCTCGTGCGTTTTTGATCTATGATCAAATACTACAGATTATAAAAACAAATCATTCTGATCTCATTTCTGGACAACAGAAATTTATTATAAAGGATACCAATGGCTAAAAAAGATAAAAATGAAGTTGCTGAAGATAATATTGTTGAAAAGAAAATTCCAACAATTGCTGATTTAGACTGGACAGATTATGTTCTAGGGCTTTTATCTGACGATGAAAAGATTAGTGGCAATCCAACAACGGATGGTTTAAGGCGTATTTTTGAAACTGTTTTAAACTGTAGATTAATATCATCAACAAGTTTGGTTGTTCAATCTCCTAGTCCGGAAAATGAAAAAAGAGCAACGGTTATACACTCACTATCATACTGTTTAAATCCAACCCTTCAGGACTCAAACGGTTTAAATATTGTGTCTGTGGATGGCTCTGCGGACGTATACTGGGGTAACTGTGACAAGGTTTATAGGAATCACCCGGTTGCTGTTGCAGAAACAAGGGCCGAGGGCAGAGCATTGCGCAGAGCATTAAGATTGCGCAAAGTAGTAGCGGCAGAAGAACTGTCCAAAGAAATCGAAGATCATCCTGATCAAAATAGTGTTAATAAAATTAGTAATCAACAAATTAATTTTATAGATGTTTTAGCTCAAAGACTAAATATTAATGTGACTAAACTATTAGAAGAAAATAGTATAAAAACAGATAATATTTATAACTTGACTCATGAATCAGCCGTTGATATAATAAGATTATTGTCCAAGTACCAACAAAATATGGACAGTATTGCTGAAACTATATTAGGCTACTCAAACGAATGGAAGTAATTTATGAAAGTTTTATATAAAGCTAATGATAAGCTACAATTTGAACTTGAGGCTAGTGGACAAAAAGAGATTTTTAAAGAACTGGCACTGATACAGGAAATTTTTAGTGAGTCCAAATGCGGCATGTGTGGTAGTACAAATCTTAAATTTGTGGTAAGAAATGTTGATGGAAATGATTACTACGAACTAAGATGTGCTGATTGTGGCGCTGTTCTAGCTTTTGGTCAACACAAAAAGGGTGGCACATTATTTCCAAAGCGTAAAGATGATAATGGAAATTATTTACCACATAATGGTTGGCATAAATGGACAAAAGATAAAGAATAGTTACCATTTATTCACTGGGCATTTTTCGCTATCCCAGCTTAATTTGCTAATATAATTTCGTGTTCTATTTATTGGACAGCCACACTGTAAACAGGATTGATTTTTAAAGAATTCGCAGCTCTCGCATATTTTAAATCTTCTCTCTATTTCTTCATCTTTGGCTAACACAAAATTATTTTTAGCATGAGCGACCAAGCTTTTAGAGAAGTTTTTAATTTTTGTGCCAAATCCTGGCTCTTCTGATCTAATATCCATATAAGAACATGGAAAAATCGGTGGATTATTATCTTCAACAGTGATCTCTAGTCCACATTTTGAGCATTTGTAAGTGTTATCTCTTATGCTTATAAACTCACAAAACATAATTATTTTTCTCTCGGTGGTGGTGTATTCGTAAAAAATTCATATGGTATCATTTCCCATAGAAACTGACTTTTTAATATGGTGCCTTTATTTTCTATTCGATCTATTGATCCATAAAATGTTCTATACATCATCTCATTCATTAGTTGAAAAAACAATGGGGTTGTTGATGGTACTAATTTAGTATCTTCTATTTCCATACATTTCCAATAATAAATATTATTATTTAATATAGGCTGAAAAGACGAACCACTAACAGATCCCGCTTCTACTATCTCGTATGGATCCAAAATATCGCTAATTTGATTTCTTTTACCCGGTCTAAATAAACCAGTTGGACCATATCTATACACAGTACTGTAGATATCTAGTCCGCGTAATTGTCTAGGTATTTTTCTAAATTTTATTTTTAGATTATTTACATTATCTAAATTGCATACATTATATATTTTCATTGATTGACCAGCTCTAATACCTCCCAATGTTAATAGTCCAAAACCATCAACAGATTTTTGAGGAACAGAAGCCCCTATTGTTTCTCCTGGTGGAGGCAAACTAGAAACAAAATTACCATCATCTGGTGGCGGTGGAGAAGGATCATCCGGATCACCACCTCCTACTCCACCAGGTAAATTGCCTATATCCAACACATCAGCATCCTGAGTACTATTGGTTTTGTCTGCCTTGTTATCTTTTATTTCTAATGGGCTTAGTAATACATCATATGTTTCTATTGCTGTTACCATAATTTCTTTATAACTATTTATGGTATCCATTCCAGCAGCATTGCCATTGATATGATAATTTCTTTTTATCGTAACTTCTTCCCATTTTATAGGTAATCCTGCTGCTGTTGCTTTTTTTTCTAAATTAGTTTTATTTTTATTAACTATATTTTCTCCAATAGTATATTTATATGTTTCATATGGCCCACTTCTAAATCCACTAGTACTACCTTTGCTGTAATTTATACCATCAGGATCATCTTCTTCGTTTTCCAATATGGATCCTCGTTTATGATTACAAATATTATTTATTGCTAATTGAGGCATTCCATATATTCCTTGTATATAATTTGCTGGTCTACAAACATATGTTATGCTTTTCAAAACTTTCGGTCTTAGCTCTTCCGCTATACTACAGCCTTGATGAGGATCCAAATTTATCCAGTAATTATCATTATCGTATTCGTACTCTATCTGAAAAGCTAAAAGAGATAATCTATCAAAAGGTCTGAATGTTTTAATTTTAGCTAAAATTTGAGGCTTAATACCATGTCTAGTTCGTTCAAAATCTCTAGTAATAGATACAATATCTTCTTTCAATATAGTATTTTCTTTAAATGTTGTAATATCATCAACCACAACGGATTCTAATACTGTAATAGATTCAATATTTTCACGAGCAATCTTTCCGGAGATAATAGATGTTTTATTTTTTATTGTTATTCTTGCTTTTTGATAATCGCTAGTTTCGTTTAATAGTTTTAGAATATCATTTCTTTCTTGATAAAAAACTCTAAGAGCTAATTCAGAGATTTTTTTATTAGAGTTATATTCTGTTAAAGATTCATAGTGTCTATAAATATAGGATAAATTATAACTTTCAATGACTTTATTTGTGGCAACAATAGTATTTACGCCTATGTTTGATTCTACCTCTAAATTTACATTAGTATTTTCTAATAAATTAAGCCTTGTTATTAAATTTTGAAAAACTTCATTACTTATAGGATCTCCATTAATATCTGTCGCTTCAATTGGCGGCTTCTCTTCATAATCATTTTCTATTGATATATAACCACTAGGGTACGGAACCATCGAAGAATCTCTAAAATTATTATTTCTTATATATGTTAAATGAATATTATTAAAATCAACATTATTAAACGAAAAATATTTAGAATTACTTAATAAATTATCTAAAGTTGTTGAGTTTGCTGGATTATTTACTATATATTTACTATTATTATCAACAACAGTAATAACATCATTCAGTTTATGGGGATAGGCTACAGAAGCACCTACATATTTTAAAGAATTAATTTGTTCACTTTGTTCTTTAGTAAAAAACATTTTATTATACAATAATCTATCTGATTTATGATTATTAAACATGTTACCAATTTTTTCAATATTATTGTACATAGGTATTTGAGATAGGATATTTTTATTTATTGTGTAAGACCCATCTCCATATGAACCATAACTATTTGTTGTATTATATACTTCCGGGTGCGGCCTATTTAATGATTCTTTTTCAAAAGCATACATGTTCACAGGATTATTCTTTAAGTCTGTAGAGGACGATAATCCAAATACTACAATTACATTATTATCAGGACTAATAAAGTCTGCTTTATCCATATCTAATCTATCTACTTTTAATATAGTATACGGTTTTTTATCTTTATAAATTAGTGCTTTACCTAATATTTTGGTAGTATATTTTGGAGTAGTATCCGCTGGTGCAACAGGTTGATCGGGCTGTGTCGATGTGGGTGTTACGGACGGGGTTTCTCCTGTTGGTCCATCAATAAGATTAACATCTATAATTGCATCTGGAGCAATATTTTGACCACTAACTTGAACAATATCCTTAAAAGTAAATATCTCAAATGGTACAGTTCCGTCTATCATTATTAATTTTTTTTGATTAATATCTGAATACAGATTTTTAAAAATGCTATATTCGGTATCAGGTAAATCATTATATAAAACATGATTACGTGTTATATAATCTGATTTCTCACATAATATCGAAGGTTTTTGTGCTAAAGATACCCATTTACCAGTAGTCGGAACAAAATAGAGACCATCAACACAAACATTAGAGCTATCTGTAGATGAGAATCTTACATCCACAATATCATCCGTATGATACGATATATTATTATAAGTCAATGGGCCGCTAACAGCATTAAACTCTGTGCAGCCTATGGTTAATTCTTTGATAGACTTTTCCTCTAGTAAATCTTTGATATTTTCAACTACTTTAACAGAAAATCTGGATAATTCTGGCAGCGTATCCTTATTTAATCTGATATAGTTATATTTTTTATATGGCAATATAGGACTATTAGCGTATTTAAAAATAGAGGCTTCTGCTTTATACCAAAAAATATTATCTTTTGAAAAATTAATTAGTATTTTTTCTGGACTACCAAAAGGATATCGTTTGTAATCTTGATGATAAATATCATTAGCTATGGCTTGTCTAAAATCTTGAGCTCTTTGAGCATTAAAATAATTAACAATTTGTCCTACGGCTATAGACATAGCAATGTCGCCTCCTCCAAGACCCGCCATAATTCCTCCTAAACCACCAGCCCCACCAAGACCAACAGCTCCCGTATATGCGTATGTTGCAGCTAAAATAGCCAGCCATGGAAATTCTACGCCAGGAATACCCTTAATATTTCCAATGAGTTCCGGATCTGATGCTTCACAAATTGTATTATCTTGAAAAAATATATTAGGAGCATTAATATTTACAAATGGCATCATATGCTTATAGTTTTTTAAGTTTGCCATAAAACCATACCCACCATACTGGGGTGGCTTACCGTACTCTATAAGAGATAATGCTTCATTATTTCCATATGAATTTAATGATGACAAGATTGGAGCCGTTGGTTTTTTAGTATCTCCAAAATGTAACAACAGCTCCCAACTACATAATGAACTATATAAACTACTAGAATTAATTTTATTAGTAAAATCATAAATATTTGTATATAATTGAGAATTAATAGTATTATCATTAGGCAACATATCATCATGTTCATCATATAATGTTATAGCGCAAGTAAAAAATGTGACATCGTTTTTATTAGGCCCTTTTGTTCCCTTAATCCCAGCACCACCTCTTGGTGGACAACGCACAGTAGAATCAAACATTGGTTTACCAGCATATTTACTAAATGTATTATTGGTAATGTTAAGCTTATTAGCCGTAACCGCATTATGATAAATATTTACTTCTTGATCACTATATCCAAATGGACAAATAGATGGTTTTATAATATCATCAGTGTTAATAATATTTTGATAATTAGCAGCAACATATCCTGAACTATTATTATAGTTATGATCGTTTACAACATTATATTTATTGGCATGGTCAGAGAATTTTAAACTAAGATTAAAACTATGATTCTGAATATATTCTTGATTTAAAAGATATAAGTGAGGATTCGATGTTGGTTCTTTATATGGAACAGAGATTCCAGCAACAGATGTTTTTGTAAATCTTGTATTCATATTAGATAAGCTATATAAATATTGAGTTAAATCAGAATTATTAATATTTATTGGATTAAGAGGCCAGTCTTGTGGAGCTGCCAAGCTATCAAAATCTGATTGTATTGTTTGATCTATAAATATTGATCCTCCAGCAATTGGTGATTTATATCTTTCACCGCCACCAATTCTATATAGTTCATCTAGACATGGTTTAGAATCAAATACTATACTTAAATCTTTTGTGTTAACATAGTTTAGAAAATTTAGTTTAACTTCTATATCTTTAATAGAAAAATTCAATACTCTAGGATTTCTAAAGCCTTTCCATGTTCCGGTTGGATTTGGTAAGTTTTCATAATAGTTTGCTGGTTGCTCTCCATTATCTTTAATACAATTTGGATTGGATCTTCTGGCCTTACTCATATATTTGACTATATCTTCTGGTATAGGCCCTGGAGGATATCTTGGTCCAGAAACTGGGAAAAGATATTTAAACCTATTATTTTCTGAATCACTAATGAAACCAAATTCATCCATGAAGGGTGAAAAATTATCGTAAGATCTAGCTTCGTATCTTTTTGGATCTCCTCCTCTTAATATTCTATATCCATGATCATAGGCTTTTCCATTTGCGCTAGGTATATCTTGATCGCCGTATTCTCTATGGATTTGATTAAGCCAAACCCAGTGAGGAGGACTATCGGATCTACACGGTGTTGTTCCGCCACATTGTATGCTTTCTTGAATCCACTGAGCGCCTTCTGCTATTCCTATCTCTATTGATGATTTAAATTGTATTGGAATAATAAAAAGATTATTTCCGCTATATATATAGCTATCATTCTGAATATTGTTTATACTAGGGCCGCTAAAACTATAAGACTCTCTAGCTCCAACATTGAATTTTAAAACACTAGATAGATTCTCTATGCCGCTATGTAATGGACTATCATAAGATATCCATCCGCTTTGAGGATGAAAAACACCCTTTTTAAAATCGATATATTTATCAGAATTATCCGGTATAATATCCTCAAAACAATATTTAAAGCCCTCTGCAAAATAAGGAGGATCCAATGATGGTTTGTCAGATTTATAATTTAATGGCTTTCCTGTGATAGCCGGAAACACAGTTCCAGGATCCGGATGATTAGGAATACTTATTCCTATATTATTAATTATTTCATTATCCCAGCCACCATATGATTTTATTTTTGGTGAAAAATCGGTACTAAAAGTCTCATTATTTTCCTTATCAAGTGCTCCACCCCAAGATCTATAATGATAAGTATTATTTTCCCATCCATCTAGAGTAGAACCCTTTCCTCTTATCCAGTTTCCTCTTGATCCGTATAGATCTGTTGAATATAAACTAAAACAATTAGCGCATTTTGGATCAGAATGGTGTCTTATATGTTCAAGTTTTATTTTATCTAACCTATATTGAATATTAGCATCAGAAAAATATCTTAATATAATATTAGAAGATTGATCATACTTATAGGATGAGTCCGCTTTGCCATCTTTTATAGGTCCTCCATAGTAATCTTCTAAATAGTATAGCGTATTGTTAATTAATTTTTCTGGCCGACTCTTTAGAACTTTAATATCTGATGTCATGGCTATAGGTAAAGCTAATCCTCTACCATGTATTGCTATACTATTTATAATTGGAGTATGAACTCTTAAATTTTTAGAATTTAATATAATATCATGTTTTTCTCTATCTATAATATATTCTATATCTGCTGGATCCGGTTTAATCGGAGGCGGAGGTTTTCCTATTCCTCCCGGCCCCGTTGACGGAAAAGAAGTTGATATTGGTGACAAATATCGTCCTCTAACATCTTTAGGAAAAAATTGATTGGGAGTATTGTTTAGATCGGGGCTCATTAGACCAACAAGACTAGTAACATAAAATGTTTTAATCTTAACAAATGTGCCGTATGGAGTTATAATCGTGCATTTTATTTGATACCTTCCTGTAGAATATGGAGCAACATAAACTTCTGGCCCATGAGACAATGATTCAAAGCCAACAACTTGTCCAGTATAATCTTTTATAGTTTGTTGAACCTGAGATGTATCAGAAAATAATTGTGGGCCACCTTTAGTAGATATAGATAAAATAATATCATTAATAAATAATACTGGTGGTCCACTAACTTTTTCCCATTTACACACAAAATCTTTTCTGACTAATATATCAGAAGGATTATTCTCATCCTCTGCTGTTTTATAAGAATCTATATCCAGAGTTTCTGGTAAAACTCTTAATAGAATTAGATCCGATAGATTACTAGTGTAGTTTAATCCTAGCACCGATCCATCTTTATATTTAAAAACGCATGTATTTGGACTATTGTCATTTTTAATGTTATTGTATTCTGGTAAACTTGGATCATTAGTAGATTTAGCAAGAACTAGGTTGATTTTATTGATTTTTTCATTATATTTAATAATTGGTCTAGCAGAATCCCATAGCATCAGGTCTGATCTGGGAATAATATTTGCTGGTACTTTAGGATTTTGTTTAAACTTTAAACCAATTCTTGATTTTGTTTCAGCATAATTTGTATCTATACTTAGATCGCCAACCTCTATGCTTTGATTAGTATATAATATAGCATTTTTTACTTCGGACTTGACAATATATTCACCAAACTGATCTACTCTAACATTCGCTCCGTATTCTAATGGTTTATTAGATGTTACAACCCCTTCTGCTCCTAGTATAAGTTTAGATCCATATTTTTGTACTAATTTTTGTTTTAATCCTACTGTGTTATATATAATATTATTATTTAAATTTCTAGTATTATCATCATTATCGGTAGAACTTAGCTTACTGAAATATGAACTTATTTTATTAAGACATTCTATCGTAGACTGTAAATGACCAATGCCTGTTGATACATAGTTATTATTTATGAAAATATTTACGAACTCCATTACTTCTTTAGTATATAATCTACTAATACTAAATTCATCTATAAATGGACTGGTAGCAATATATTTAGATAAATTTTTATAGCTTCTTGCTGTATGTGTTTGTCTATAAGATTCTCTTCTCTTTAGATCAAATGTTAATTTATGATATATAGCATTATATGCTTGATATAAAGATGGCGAGCAAAAAGAACGAGGAGCAATGCCAGGAAATTGTGCCATATATTCATCAAAATTTATATAATAACTATATACATCGCCATCTGGAATCCATAAAAGATATTTGCTTTGTCCTATAACTATGTCGCTATATGTGCTTACGCTACTTGATGTAGAAACACCCATACGATTTTCTTCAACAAAAATATCACTATCTAAAAATAATGCATTATTACCAATAGTAGATAATTTAACATAATTATTTTTGCTGTCTCCATAATTAAATTCTATATATTCGCTATTTATAAACTTGCTAGATGTTTTATTTGGATCGTTAGTTTCATATAGAGTTTCTTCATCAATTTTAACGAATGATCTTGATGTGTTAAAAAGCTTAACTCTTGCATTATTTGGAAACTCAGATAATTTTTTACCAGTTTTGGACGGAACGATTCTTTTAAACCAGCACATTAGACCATGTACTGGAAAATAAGATATATTTTGTCTATTTAGAGTCCAATCTGTTGACATATATCCATTTGTTTTCCAAAAATTAAACTTTGGATTAATAATCTTTAAGAAATTTTGTATACCTAAAATATTATTTTCATTATTATATCCTGAAACATATCCTTTATCTAACAATAGGGTGTTGTCGATAGTACTATTATCTTTAGTTATAAAAAGAGGGGTCCATACATTATCCGCAGCTTCAGTGGTGCTGATCAGATTATTTAGAATATCGTTCCTCACACTAGCAGCATTAATACTGTTTTTTTGATCTATCAAATCTTCTAAAAAGGTTTTATCGTATATAATACAATTATTCATACTTTAGTTGCCGATAATGTCCATTTTCCATTAATAAATATAAAAATACCTTTACTTCCAGCAGAGGCCGATAGTTCCAAAGGATTATCAAAATTTACTACAAGTAAAGGAACTGATGCTGATCTTCGTCCTTGAATATGATGCAGCCTAACGCTTGCAGAATTTCCAGACCCTATTGTTCCTATAGCCATTACTGATGGTTTGCTCAAAGGTTCATAAAATCCACTTAATCTATCGTATCTACACAACAGTTTAGTTCCTTTTGGAGCAGTATATCCTGTTTTGTCTACTACATATACTAATCTTCTATATCCATTTTGCAATGGTTCTTTATTATATTCTATATCATCTATAAATGCTCTAGTAGAATATGTGCTATCATAATCGTCTTCTTTAATCATATCGCTTTCTAGTGTTACATAAACATTCCTATACGGACATTTATTATCTGTTTTATTTGCTAAAAATTCTTGTAAAGAGGCTTGATCTGTTTTATTAGTAACTATAAATGGTGGCAAAATTTCTTCTTTGCATCCTCCTCCACTAGCGTCCCACACTCTTCTTTGCGAATCCCATCTTAAATCTATTGGGCCAACAGGCCATAAGTCTGGTTTTTGAGCCCAATTACGATAAAAATATTTGGATTTAGTACTTTTTTTAGTCCATTTACCAGTTCCTTCGCCGATCCCTGTTCCCGAGCCAGACCATGTATATGCTTGTGTGATAATATCGCCTAAAGGAGTTATTCCATATTGTGATGATGATGGGAGTAATGCTCCGGGTGCTTCTAAATTATTTTTACCAAAATTTTTATCACCAGTTGTATCAACCAGTCTGAATCTTAAAACTAGACCATTATCATCAATATGATATGGCATATCATGAGCGTTCGGCGCAGGATATCCTTCTGTATCAAATCCCCAAGAGTGTAGCATTAGCGGTCCTCGCAAAGCCATAAATCTTTGATTATTTAGTATAAATACATTATCTGTTGCTTGTTTATCCATATCATATCTATAATAGTCTTTATTAATATTATCTTTTCTAATATTATTATAGAGCACAAAATTATTACCATTCGTTTGAGGATTGTCTCCTCTGCCAATAGCCATTATGGAGTGTCTACAAATATCATCTGGTAAAGCATAAGGATTCCTAAATTCGCCACTTGGTACCACTATGGGATTTAAACTATATAAATTAACATCTGGTAATGATGTTTTTTTAGTTGGGTCTTTATCATTCTTTTTGATATCTAATTTAGCCTTGGAGCATACGGAGCATGGTATTCTTAAAGGCGTAGACAATTCTGTACCATCTAAATTATAGATTAAGGTCTCTCTAGTATTAAGACACTTAGGACATGCTAAATCATATGTAAAATTATTATAAGATAGTTTTAAGTTTTGTTCACCACCAAAAAATGTTCCACTACCACTAACCAAAGTACTTAAAGGATAGGTTCCATTTTGTTTAGTTGGATAAAAAGAAACAGGTGACAATATTCCATCAAGACTCATAGCGGATTTAGAAGAATAGTCTTCAAATAATTCTGATCCAATTTCATCTCCAGTAATAATACCTGCCCAATGATGATTTCGTATACTATAATAAACGCCAGAATAAAAAGCTTTATTTTGATCAGTACCATATGATGCATAATCCGAATATCTTAATGATTGTTCTCCATTATTATTTGTTATATTCCAAGCATCCGTAAATTTAACTCTATCTAAATGTTGTTGAGCTTGACTGATAATTAACTCAACCGGACTTGTGCCGTAAAATCTAGTACGTCTATCATCAACCTTGTAAGCTTCTCTTGAAGATCTTGCTTTAGCTAATATATCAAGTCTTTCTAGTAGAGCTTTATTTGATAATCTTTTATTGATTGTGTTAATTTGTTGATTAATTTTACTAATATTATTATTTAGTGTTCTTGCTTTATCTGTTAATTCTTTATTAAATAATCCTGTTTTAGGATTATATGTTTGAAAACTATAACTAGTTTTTATACCATCGTTGGAGGTTTGAATACTAATATTACTAATAACCGGAAATCCATAATCATTAGAACTATTAACTACTATACTAGTATATCTTAAAGTAGAATTTAGATTAGCATCATAAAATATAGAATTTTTTGAAGATATACCATATAATGTATTGTCAAAAGTAGAATTTCTATTTACTCCTAATATATTAGGATTGAATGATCCGCCTATACCAAATATTGGTGGACCAACTATTGAGACTCTTCCGTTCTCAAGAACAGACTGATAGTTAACATCATATGCTATATTAAAATTAACAACATTTTCTAAAAATCTTATACCTCCATATTTCCATGGAACATAGTCGCTATTTTGTTCTACTTTAATATTTCCAAATAAATTATCAGATATATTAGGATTAAGCATAATCGAAGGATCATTGGCCCATGGGCCGTAAACTCTATTGTTGCTCTTTATTGGTATGCCAGCAAAAAGTGGGGTTGCCATCCTTGGTTTAATAACATCATGTTTGGTTGCTTGATTGCTAGAGGCCCCTTTGACAACTATAAAATCTTGACTGATTACAGGTAATCTATATTGTTCTAAATAATCTATATAAAAACGAAATTCTTGCATTTCTTCTTCTGAATATTCATATCTATTTTGATTTTTCTTTGATTTACCCTTTTCTTTTGGCTCTCTTTCTTCAGCATCGTCCGCTTCTTTCTTGGCCTGTTTAACAATACCAAGATTAGCTAATATAGCTAAATCTTCTTCGGCAACATTAGCAATCACAGTTAATGATGGATCAGCAGTATAGCTATTACTTATGCTCATAACCTCTATACCTGGACTCTCAACAATAGCTCTACAGTCTGTAAGATTAATAGGATTAAGAAATACTAATTGCGAACATTGTGCAGAAATATATAACTTTGCTCCTGGAACAAATCGATCATAAGGATCATAGTTATTATTTTTTCTAATTAAAATAAAATCTTCATCTGTTAATGTATTAATATTTACAGACGGTTGTAGTAATGGACAAAAACTATCCTCTTCATCTTCACTAACTGGTATAACTACATTATTATCAATTCTTTGACCAGTATCTGCTGTCGATGTTTTTTCCCAAGCCTGAATCCTACTCTTATCTGCGTCACTAACTCTATCTTCCTTCAGTGCTGTTACTAATTCATCTTTAGCTTCCTGTAGTTCTTTTTCAGCTTTACTAAGTTCTTCTTTTAATTCTGCTATAGTTTGTTCTGCCATAGTTATTATTCTTTTGGTTTTTTAGCATCTTCTGGTTTTGGTTGATTCTTTTTATTTATTGCATCATTTAAAGAACGAATTTTATATTTAAGATTATCAATTTTTCCTTGTAAATCACGAACTGTTGGATCTGATGCATAATTACTTCTATCGATAGCATTAGTTTTGGTGCGTTTTGTTATGATTGCTTTTTTTGTATTATTATCTAATTTAGCCCACGAACACGTAACATCATCAATATTTGGACTAACATTGTATCCTAGAATAGGTCCCAACAAACCATCATCATTTCTAAGGGCGTGCCAATAATTATCGCCAAAAACAAAACTATCATCAATATAATTGCCTGGCTCTTCCCAGCCACCATCCGCTATTTCAAAATTATATCTTATATTTTGACTACCATGATAAACAAAAAATGATGACGTTGTGCCAGGAATAGCTATATCTATATAAGCTGTATCTTTATAAGCATATACGTCTGGCATTTTAACCATATATTGTTTACCATAGTATTTACTAGCTATAGTTTGAATAAAACCATGAATAAGTTGTAAATCTTTAATAAAATTATGATTAAGATATAAATCCCAATTCATTTGCATTTTAGAATGCAAAGCATTTCTTGGCTCGGCCATATGCCCATCTTCTGCTATACTAGGACTAGATAAGTTAGTACCAGCTCCTCCCATACCACCACCCAGATTAACTGTGGATATTGGCTCACCAGGCAATGGTGGCGGTTTTGCTTCCAAAAAGATATTTTTAGCCTTATAAGCATTTACTAACATAACAAAAAGATCAGGCTTACTAAAATAAGATTTACCTAAACAATATGTCAAATATTCATCAAATCCAGAGCATCTTAACTCTGTTTCTTTAATTGTAAATCCAGCGGATTTATATTCAAGAGTTCTTACAACATTTCTATCACTTTCTGCTGCTGGAGTTGAACTACTGTCTGATGATCCGGAACCATCGTCTGATGATCCGGAACCATCGTCTGATGATCCGGAACCATCGTCTGATGATTGTTCTTGTTGGGCATCAGCAGCATCTTCGTCTCTCTTTTGAGCATTCGGATTATTATTATCTTCTCCTCTATTATTCCATCCTGGCTCTTCATCACTCATTTTTGGTCTTTCAAGCTCCGGAGAATCAGTAGACGGACTTGTTTCTTCACCCTGTTCTTCCTCGTCCTCTTGCGCAATAAAAAGCGGTGTAAAAGTTATTATATTTTGGGCAGATTGTTCCGAAGATGGTGATGGAGGGGGCGGAGGAGGCGGAGACGACCCACGGTTATTTACAGATACTCCTATCTCAGGAATAGCAGTGGAGCTACCTTGAAAACCTACTCCAGATAATTTATCCGGAGCCCCGCTTCCTTCGCTATCACTATTTGATCCATTCGGTGGACTATTCTCTGTTTCTTTTTGTTCTTCTTCTGTTCCTCCTTCACTATCGTCATTTTTTTTCTCATCATCTGATGCATCGTCGGTTTCACCGCTAGCATCTTCTGATTTTGGTGTTGAAGAAGTTTTTTCATTGTCACTAGTAGAAGCTACGCTTCCATCGTACATAGACAATGGTTCGCCTATTGATAATGATGGTAATTCATTAAGGTCAAAAGCAATAGTAATCTGATTTGTCCAAGTATCTAAATATACTGGTCTGACAAATCTAAAAATATTAGAATCAGAAGTTGATCCGTATGTAACGTCTAGTTTTGTGCCAAAGTATGGACAAATAACATCTCTGAATAATGGTATAAATCTTGTGCCAGGATTATTACGAAATATTCTTGTTAAAAAATAATTACCACCTATTACGCTTTCTGGTCTACCTATTTCGGCATCTCCCCAATAAGGATCAATAGTTATATTATTTATTTTATTTGATCTTAGAAATGGATTTCTAATTTTTGATATTGATCGTCTATTATTAATAAATCTTTTAACTATAGGATTCCATATATAATTATTTTGTGCATAAGCTAATCTGTAGGTTTTTGCTTGATAAAATCTTTGTTGATTGCCTCCAAAAACTACTTTTCTAATACTATTCTGATTTGTCTCTTGTCCAAATGAGCTATTTTCAACATTAAATCCAGATGTTTCTAAATTCGATACAACTGCTGGAATCTGATATGTTGGATTATATTGAGTTCTATTAACAGTAACAACTTTAATAATAAATTCTATACCACCATTAGCTTTAACCGGCACAACAACTGTTAAAAAATCTAATCCAGTATCTTCTACAATCGTTGATATAAATTCTGATAGGCTTTTATCTGGACTACCAGATATTCTGTAGTCATAGGGAGGAGTGGGTAAACTACTTAAATCAAGAGAAAAAGAGTTATATGGTAATGATGTAAATCCTCTTCCAGGGCCAGCAGCAGTTATTACGCCAAAAGTATTCATTGTTGTTAAATGTGGTTCATTAACACCATTATAATTAATACCAACTCTTCTAATACTTTTTGATAAAATTCTACCAAATGGAGAATATGATCCATCCTCGTCTCTGGCTCCTCCATCAACATTAGCGGTTAATGCATGTATACTATCTATAATAGCTTTGGCACTAATCCCATTTTCATTTAATGCAGCACCACCGAATCTGTTATATCCCATGCTTTCTAAAAATCCATAAACATTAAAAATATTAGCAATATTACCTTGAGATAATCTAGCATTTTTTGCACTAGTTACGGCCCCATCAAAATCTTGTAAGATTATTTTAGAATTATCCAATAAACTATCGAAAGATTCTATTTGTACGCTATATGTTACTCCTCCTGGTCTATTATTTCTTTCCCAACTTCTTACTAATCCTATAAATTCAAAATTATCAAATTTAAAATATACTGGAGTATCAATAATATCATAAATATTAATTGGTCCATTTCTATTAACTGTTCCGTCCGGCTGCACATAAGTTCCTGTTGCAAAAAAACCAGGATCCTCATAAACCCAATAACTAGAAACAAAAGCGTTTCCAACCCATCTATAAAAAATCTTTCCGGGAGCATTTTTTTCTTTTTTTGTTAAGCTTGAACTATATGGATTACCAAATTCATCAACATAACAATCATCTCCTATGCAGTTATAGTAATGATTTAATGGATAACTATTGGCATTATAATGAGGAATATTAGCAAAAATATTTGGTTGAAAATCTTCTATTAATTCTACTGTTAACGAACTAGCTTTTCCTCCCCATCCAACATTACTACTAAAAGATACTACACTAGCACCTAAGAATAAAGTCTGTGCCAAAACATTTTCTTTATAATTCTGACAATTAATCGGCATAATATTTCCTACTAATGATCTCTATAACTTTGTCCTATATTACATTGTTGGTATACCCAACTGATACTACGAGAATATCGTCCAGAATTTGGGTTCCAATTTTCATTATCACTGGATATATACACCAAACCTAAAGTTTGTAATGGCTCATTAAATAATGGACTAGAAGAATACGGCCTATGAGCCTCAATAACTTGCTCAATAGCCTTAAATAAATAGTTATTATAATGTAATGGACATTTTGGATTATTCAATGATATCTCATCAACTGATGATGCCGGAGGTATGGCTATTTCTATATTAATTGTCTTTTTGGGGGTAGTTCTTCCGGTTCTTTGTATAATTGGTCCTAATGCTCTGCCAATAACAAAAGTTTCTGCTGTACTATCCACAGGATTATCGTATGATACGGTAATATTTTCACTAATAACACCAGGAATCAATAGTTGTTTATTATTAAACTCATAACTATAATTAATTGTGCCTTTTTTTGGATCAAAAGATTCACTAGTAGACACAGGAACAGCACTCAATAAATTTTCTGTACTAAATATAGGATTATTTGGTAATGATGGCGGGTCGGTAACATAAGCTGGAATATAAGGAACTTTTCTATCGGAACTATTTATTCCAAGACTAGCTCTTCTATATAGATAAGGCTTAATATGATTTGTCCATGCGTTTAACGCATTTTCTATTTTTGTACTTTTAATATTTTGGCTAGGTGGATATTGAGGTGGTATTGGAAAAGCGGATGAGGCCGTGTCTGTGCTATTATAGGCTTGTGTATTAGTTTTATCCAACATATTATTCGCATAAGATAAATCCAATTTTGCATCTATAAGCCCATCATTGCCTATGCCTGTTGGAAGAACGCCACTTTCATGTTCCATTATATCTTGGTTTACGATAGCTAATCCTTCTATATTACCAGCAACTCTTACTGTTTTAACATAATCTTCTCCAGTTGAACATTCTATAGTATATGTTTCAGTATATGGGATACCGCTAGGCATAGCTAACCATGTATCATTAGCTTCATACGTTCCATTAAAAATATCCATATTTATTGTTCTGTTATGATTAAAAGCAAATAAATTTTGCTCAAATGGTATTTTTATATATGGCGAGCTATTTGTTGTGCTTCCACTAAATGTATTTTTTGACATTTTTTCTACCCAAGCTTTGGCGAGAACATACGGCTTGGTATTTTCGTCAAGCAAACCAGTAGCACAAATTTGATTTTTAGGGGGCAGTATACCTTTTGCAGATAATCTTCTTGTGATTCTAAATTGTGGAATATTAACAATATTTAGTCCATTTGATAATGGCAATCCTAGATTAATAGGATTATTATCATTAAATAAACCAAGATTAGGATTATGAAACTCTGGCCTCATTGATGGAGAAAAAGAAACATTGGTATATGATACATCATCCAGTGGCTCAACACTCCAACTATCAGACCTATCCGTTACATATTTTTCTATAACATTATTTGGATCTTCTATTAGACTAGAATTTGTTTCTAGAGCTATAGTATAGTCTGCGCTTTGAACCCAATTATCGGCCGTATTACTAAATGACATATCCCTGACAGATAATCCACTAATTTCATAAAGTATATTATCTTCACATTTAAATTTTAATGTTCCATATGGACAACTAGTAAATAGTTGTTTTAATCCACTAACTCCGGCTATGATTCCACTAAATCCTGGAAATGCTTTATCAACATCAACATTAGAAATATTACCTTCAGGAAATCTAAAAATTTTACCATTAAGATTTATGGATGTGACAAGAGTTTCTGGTAAATTATTATTATTAGCATTTATACTATAGCTGATATCAACAACTGGTACAGGTCCGGTGATGCTATGGATTGGTATATTGTTATATTCTATAATAATTTTAGGATTATTATTAATAGATTGTATCTGATTTAATTCTTCAGAATTTATTCCATTTATATTTAATTGATTAAACATAAAATATGTCCATTATTAAATTGTTGGTACGCAAGTAGTACTTATATATGTACCTTGTACAGCTGGGTGGCACGGATATATCAATTCATTTGGTTGAGAGCACGAATATCCTTGGTTACAAACACTTTGATATAAGACCCATCTATATGCAGTATAAGGAGATGGAAGAGATTCTAAAACAACAGCTACTTCAGAATCATTAGTGCTTGATAATCCCCCATAAACATCACAATAATAGTAACATTCCCCAGCATTCACGGGTGGAGGTGGGGGTGGTGGCGGAGGCGGCGGCGGAGGCGACGATGGCTCATTACATCTACTACAATACGATCCACTAGGACCATATACATATAATTCTACAACATGTGTTACATTAGCCCTTAATGGAGTTAAGGCACAATTAGGAGCACAATTACCACAATCATTATAGTGGCAAGTCATATGAGTAATTGTAACAGAGGAGCTTAATGGTAAAGAACTACTGGAGGCGGTGTTTAGTGAATCTTTAGGTAATTGACCTGTCCACGTTACAGCCACCGGGCCTGAACCACATCCAGCATCTTGATAGTATATTTGGTTAAGAGGTTTGATAAATAATATAGCATTTTGATTGCTTTGTAATATACCTTTTAGCGAAACTGTTATAGATCCATTTGCATTAGTTACACAATTAAATATACTCAATGGTCCTGTTGCCAATCCTCTTGTTGGGGTCGGAGTTGGAGCAGGAGTTCTTGTCGGTGTTACAGGATTAGATGATCCGCATGGTCCTGCTAGTACTATACCATTTCCAGAACTATATCGAGGTATATATAATGAGCCAGTAGTCTGATCGACATCTAAATGTCCAAGATATTGAGGACCTATTTTGTTAATAATAGATCTGTTCTGCTTAGTTTCTAAATTAACGCCAACAACATAATTATCCGTTAAATTATTATTATAGGTTATATAATATCCTACTTTATTATTTTTATCTATCTTTAAGAAATTTTCCACGTTATAAGAGGATCCAAGAAGATCGTTAACTATAGATATGGTACTTAGTAAAGATGGATTTTGTTGATAATACGAAGTTGATTGATTTAATTCATAAATTCTAATAGAGCTTTGTGATCCGGCCTGTCTAGCATCAAATGAATATAATTTATTATTAAATATATATGGAGTAACTGATATCGATCCAGGAGAAAAATTATTTATGGTCGTAACTGCGTATGTCGAACCATCTATTATAAACAATGTATGCTCAGGAGAGGCTCCAACATGATTACTAACTACTACATAAATCTTATTATTATTTTCATCAACAGATACATTTCCATTGCCAAAAAGTTTATTTAACGAAATTGATGTTTCTATAGTATCTGTTGAGCAATTTATAGCTGTTAGGATTGCATTACTATTAGAATCATATCTCATAATAAAAATTTTATTAGTCACACTATTTATTGCTAAGGCTGATGGATGTATTTTGCTTTGCAAAGATATGGTATTAACTAATGAATCTGTTGATCCATTTATTACCAGTACAGAGCCATTATTAGGTGTTCCATAATTTATAAGATAAAGTTTATTTAAAGACTCATTAATTATTAAATTACCGAATTCAGCGCCTGCTGGTCCAGATATCGAGGATGTTATACTTTTAGTTATACTATTTACAACTCTAATTCTATCACTAATTACATCAACAAGATATAATTTTTTACTACTATTATTAAAGTAACAGCCATAAGCTTCTGTGGTTGGAAATAATACCTCTGTAGAATGAGTACATTGTGTTAAAGGTAATGGTGACGAAGATGGTGTTCTCGTCGGAGTTCTTGTTGGGGTAACAGACGGAACAACAGCGGCCACGGTTGATGTTGGAGTGACCGTTATTTGAGGAGTTCTAGTTAATGTTATGCTTGGTGTTGGTGTGGGTGTTGGAACAACACATTCATAACCAGAACATCTTAGTGCTACTCTACCAGCATTATTGTATACAGTATCTACGACCCGTGTTCCTGCATTATTAATTTGCATAGTTTGAAATATATTCGCGCTACGAATATTATCGCTTAGTTTTTCTTTATATATCCAATTATTATTTACATATTCATATATTATTATTCTTTCATTGATAATACTTATAGGATCTTTATGCATAATTGCTAAAATATTATTAGTTTCAGAAATTGCTGCTCTACCATCCTCATTTGTAGCAAAAATAGATGTGATGGGAGATCCCTTTAGGGTCCATTGATTATTTATTAGAGTATAAACTTCTACTCTACTTCGTCCGCTAGCCACGAATGTATCATTACTTTTTGCGTCAATATACCATAGTATATTACCAGCTGATGGAGAAAAAGATGTACTTATTGTTGCCGATTTAACCCATGCATTATTAATCCAATCATAAACTCTTACTATACCAGTAGTAATACCAATAAATAATCTACTACCATCAGGACTTAATTTAATATTCGGATAATATCCTACTAAATCAGTAGAATTTTCGCCAAATATTGAGAATCCTTTTTGTGTCCATGTTCCATTAATAAATTCGTATACTTTAATTTTACCAGCTGTTGCTTGTTCGGCCCCGGTGGAGCCAACATAGTCTGGACTACCAATAGCAATAGTATTACCGTCACTGCTCATACTTACAATAGAACCTAGACCCTCCCCAGTATTTATTCCTAATATATCTGAACCTTTTTTAGACCAAGATGTACCATTCCACATATATACAGTAACTTTTCCTTTATATTGTCCAACAGTAGAATATATACTTGTTGAATGTCTTGGTGTTCCTATCGCTACTGTGGTACCAGCAGTATCTGTATCTATAGAATCATTACCGCTAAATGCAGTAACAATCTCGGCATTATCTAATGTTATCCTACTAGCTCTTTCGATCCAGGCTGTATTGTTCCAATCATATACTACTACCGTATTAACAAATAATCCAGCTATTGTGGATCCGTTTCTACTTAAAGAATATGTTACTAATCCACGATTACTAAGTTGTGGTTCCAATAGTTCTCCTAATTGTTTGTAAGAGCATACGGGCAACATAGTTGGTGTTGGAGTAACTCTGGGGGTAGATGTAGGAACAGGAGTTCGTGTTGGGGTAGGTGATGGCGTTGGAGACGGTACTGCTTGACCTATCGGTAATACGCACACACAATCAATCGCTGCTCCAAAGCAACCACAATTAGCGCATGTGCTTTCAAATCTGATTGTTGTTGTTGTGCTTGAAGCGGTAAAATCTATTATTTCTGCGATCCATCCCATGCTTTCGTATGATTCAAATGTTGTATTGCTAGGATCAAAAGAGAAATTATATTCTTCAGCATAGGTGCCTGTGATAACAACCTTAAATGTTCTTATAACATTAATATTTCCATAATTATTACCAGATTTTTTAAATGATAGTCTATAAACACCATTTACAATCGTTGGTATATTTTGTTCAATATAACCAGGACTACAAGAATTTAAATCAACCCATACTTTAATTGGTTGATTTGTCCCATAGAAGTGCAACGAATGAACATCAACATTATTGGTTACCCAATTAGCTGCTGTTCCTAAATTCATTGATGGTACACTAATCTCGAAATCACCATTAACAACCAAATTATTAGCACAAGATGGACAATCAGGAACCACCGGTATAGTAATTGGTGGAGGACAAACAAAGTTAGTATCGATTTCTTGACCACGTCCAGATGATGTTGCACTAGACGGATCTGGTAAATTATTGGATTTGGTGGCATATGTAAAATATGCAGCATTAGCGGATCCGCCAGAATAGTATGCCGCTTTATACCATTCATTTTCAGTAGGAATAGCATATTTTGCTGCCGGATTTCTTGTTATCGATGACTGACTCATGTCATACGCGCCATTTTCTGTGATTCCATAGTCATTAGAGTCTTTAGAATCTATTTTTCCATTACTAAGCCAATTACAATATCTAGCTAAATCAAACCATGTTATATAATTTACTGGTTTATCTCCCATATTTAATTTTGTTGTATAATAATATAAAGAATCTTTTTCGGTGCGTAATATACCTCCTCTAGGATCGTTGCTCATAGCTTCTTTATATAGATTATATCTATCATAAACACTAGCAACAGAATTTAAAAATTGTGCATATTCACAATTGGTTAATAGATATTTTTTGATTGCGTATCTATAAACGACAGAGCCGTATCCATTAGTATCAGCAACATTATTAACATCATCAATTAATGCATAATTAATAAGATCTAACGATCTAGTATCTCTAACTATTATTCGTCCACCAATAGTAGCATTAGCTGATATTGGAGACTGTGGACTTCTATAGCCTGATCCAAGTTCTAGACTATTGGATATCCATGATCCTCCTCTAACAATTCTACTACTACTAACCTGACCCTCTGTCCATTCATTTAAATTACCAGTTTGATCATACGTTCCATAAAAACTACTACTACCATTTGTTCCGACAGTTGTTACATTACCTGTCTGATCGTTCCACACAGCAACAGAACCATAATTAGCAGTTGATACCAAATTGAAACTTGCTGGCGAAGCTGGCTCATTAAATGATTCATTACAAGAAATACATTGTTTTGTTGGATAATGTAATTTGTAAAAAATCTCGTATTCATGACATACTATTAAATTATTAAGCTGAATTTGCATAACATCAGTAGTTAATAATGTACAGTTTTCTCTATTAGCAGAACTCCAACAATCTTTAATATCTTGATACGATGAAGGAGATGTTTGTATTCTATAATTAATATTTAATCTATTATTTCCTTTTTGTGGCTTTAGATAATTTTGCTGTATAATATTATCCGATGTTAAGGTTTTAAATGATAAATTTTGTGCAGAAGATCCTGATACTTGTAAACAGCTTTGAGCAACTTGATTTGTAGCAGCAGCGTATATCCAATCGAGCCATCTTTCTGACGAGCAATTAAATTCTACAAACTGATATTGTAAAGTTTCTACAATATATTCTATAAACTCATTAATCCCCGGTTCTATATCGGCCCTATTCATTGAACCGCTTACGTCTACAAATATTAAAATTCTAATTGGGGTCTCTTGATCTGTTTGTTCAATAATCGGTAAGAAGTGAGTTTCGAATTGTGTTAAAATATCGTTATAAGTTGTTGGTCTACTTACTTTAACCACCCTGTCTGTTCCAAAAGGAAGTTTAGGAACAGCATTAGATGGATATATCCATTGTGTACTATCTGCTGGAGCTAATACTATAAATCTTTCAGCATCTACAGCTCCATTTTCTATTAGAGATGTAACATTATTGGTATCTTCGACCCAGTCTTTTCCTATAGTACCTAGGAGTCCAACATAGTCCGGATTTGCTTCGTCAATAAATATCATGATAAAATCTGTTGGTAAAATAACAGCTGGTGGTATGTATATACCAGTTACTTCTGGTCCAATAAATTCGCAATGTTTAGTTAATGTTACTACTCTAAAATCATAATATTCTCCTAATTCTAATCCTGTTATAGATGTCGATGCTGTATCTAATATAAAAGCGTCTCTAATCCATGATGATGAACTAGTTTTATACTCTATAACATATCCTTCTATATCTGGATACTGTGGTATTTGATCTTCCCAGCTCAACGATACAATATTATCACTAACCTCGTAATTAGTAATTATTGATGATGCTACAGTAGTAGCGCCACACTCAACAAAGTCCGGACACTCCAAAATAAATGATTCGGTTCTTGATACTCCACTAGTTTTATCTTTTATGATAGTTTCCAGTATAAATTGTTTTAACTCAACATTTTTAGTAATGCCAACAAAAGCATTTTGTCTAGTATTAGATGCTTTAAAAGTAAAAAATTCTTTATCTAAATATGCTCTATTACTAAAATCTGCATCTAAGCATTTATCTGGTGACGGAGTAGGAGTTGGTGTGGGGGTGACGCTGGGCGTTGGTCCAAATACTGGTAATGTTGGTGGCGGGGTTGTGGGAGGAGAAACTAAATTGCAATCATAGTCTGTAAATTGTACTTTTCCATCCGGCTTGCCATTACCAAAACCATCTGCTTCTACGCACTGAAATAAATTAGAGAAAGATCTATCTGGTAAATCAGATTGTGTGGGCCATCTCCAATATCCAGCATTGGTACCTCCTCCTTTATAGTATGCTGCTTTATACCATTCACTATAGCTTGGTAAAAAATATTTAGCATTAGCGTTTCTAACAATAGGTTGGTCAAAATTTTCTGCTGTTGTTCTGCCATTAAGTGTATACGCGCCATCTTCTGTTGTTGTATTGTCTTGGCTACCATTAGGCTTTCCATTGTGTAACCAATTACAAAATCTAGCGGCAGAAAACCAGTTAACAAATACAACTGGTTTATTATTCATAGGCTGCGGTCTATTGTTTGCAGAAGTTGTTTTTGAACTATATGTATAATTACCAGACGTTCCACTTCTAACAATACCTCCTTTGGTATTGCTTATCATATTAGTATCGTATAATTTATAGATATCTGTTTTTGCTACAGCATTAAGAAATTCTACATATTGACAATTCGTTACTTCGTACTGACCAATTTTATATTCATAAGATACAGCCCCTACAGGATCTGTGGTAAAAATTGGATTATTAGGATTACCAGCATCTCCAACAGTAACAAAATATGGTAAATTATTAGGATTAGTTAAACTCGCTATTCTAAATCCATGACTAGCTACTTTTAGTGTCGGATCTTTAGCATGATAGGATGTTTTTGTGTAATCAAGCTCATTATCTGGACTATCAAATCCTCCACCCAGACACCATCTTCTCGTTACTTTACGACCACCCACTACCGAAACATGATGTTCTTCTGTCCATTCTTCAGCGTTCCCACCCTGATCATATGTACCATATGCGCTAGGTCCACCATTAGAGCCAACTGTAGTAACATTACCATTGTCAATCCAAATTGGGCCTTTGGCACATAATTTTAGATTTGCACTATTAGGACCGGGAGGAAAAGTTAAAGAATATACACTATAAATACCTAAACTATTAACAGCTCGACATGTGATATATAAAATTCTTGGAGTTAATTCGTAGTAAAAAATATTAACAGGATCGACAGCATCAAAATCTATGGTGTCTTGTACAGTATCGTTGAGTAGATTGATTACAGACAAGGAATTTGAGTCTGTATTACACACATATAATTTTTTAGCAAAATTAATCAATGCCATAGACGTTGGCGATGATCCAACAGCGATTGTTTTTTCTATGGTTCTTGTTGTTAGATTAAGAACACTAATATTATTACTAAGATAATTTGTAATATATCCTTTATCATTTAATGCTACAAATGACCATGGTCTTAAACCACTAGAATTAATATTGCTAATAACACTATCGTTAACCGGATCTATGATACTAATAGAATTAGATTCTGTATTACAAACATAAATTAAATTATTGTGAAGATACAGGGATCTCGGACCATTCTGTACTGTTATTGATGTTATAAATTGATATGTTGTGGCATTAAAAATATTGATAGTAGAATTGGGCGAACTTACTGTGCCAGTATTAGTAACATAAATTTTATTATTTAGATATAGCAAGCTAGCAGGACTGGTACCGACATTCAATATAGTTTGTATAACAGTGTTATTAGTAGCATTTATAATACTTATACTATTATCATCAGAATTAATAACATAAATTCTATTATCTATAGAATTACTAATAATATCAGTTGGGTTATTGCCAACAGATACGGTGCTAAGTTGTGTTTTTGTTGCGAGATCAACAATACTAATAGTGTCGCTGTCACTATTTGTAACATAAGCTCTTGTTCCAAATAGAAAAGTGGCGCTGTTAGGATTTGATTGAACTGTAACTAACTCCAAATCTTTTATTGGAGGTAATAGAGGAGGTGGCGGTGGTGGAGGCGGTGGAGGAGGTGGTGGCGGTGGAGGAGGTGGTGGCGGTGGAGGAGGAGGCGGAGGTGGCGGAGGAGGAGGTGGAGGAGGGGGTGGTGGACTAGCTATCAAAATACTAGCAGCTCCGGTAACATCTAGTCTGCCACCAGTACTAATCGGGGCAGCGCCATTGGTAGCAAAAGCTGGGGTTGGTATTGCGCTAAAAAGAATAGCGTTTTTAATTTGTGCGGCAGATACGTTTGGAAAAATACTTGCCAATAACGCAACAGCTCCGGCAACATGGGGACAGGCCATACTAGTTCCACTAATAGAAAAATAGTCACCATTCTTCCATGTGCTTAGTATGCCACCTTCTTCAGTCTGGTCTCCTCCTGGTGCTGCTATATCAACATTAGCTAAGCCATAATTAGAAAATATACTCCTAGCCCCAGTAATAGTCATGCTTGCTACAGATATAATACCATCTGTTCCGCTTGGATCGTTCCATGTATAAGAGGATGGATATTTTGGTAATGAATCATTATTTGTTCCATTATTAGCAGCAGCACATACGCTAATTATACCTTGAGCATAAGCGGCTTTCATAGCATCTAATTGAGATTGAGAAAATGATCCGCCGGCATAACTATGATTAATTACAACAATATTTCTGCCTTTTGGATCATTATTTTTAAATAATTGTTTTAATGATGTTGTATAATTTACAGCTAGTATAATTTTAGCCAAACTGCTTGTAAGTTCAAGACTACTACATGGTGGTGGTTTGTCACTTCTACAAGAGAATATTTTTCCATTCAATAGACTAACTCTTTTACAAACTCCTGTCACTCCCAAATTATTGTCACCAAAAGCTCCTATTGTACCAGCAACATGGGTTCCATGACCATTATAATCATTATATCCTTCGTTATTGGTGCTAAAATCTCCTTCTAGATTATTATTAGAATCATATGTGAATCTAAGATTACCAGCTAAATCTGCATGAGTAATCATATTATTTAATAATATGCCAGTATCTATAACCACAGCATAAACATCATGAGTTCCTATATGTCCTCGATTCCATAGGGGGACAACATTTATATGAAAATTGCCTCTCGCTGGATTTAGACCCCATAATTCGAACCATCTACTATCATTACTCAAAGAATTATAACTTTTATTAATTATTGGTTCTTCGAATCTAATTATTTCATCAGCTTCAAAAAATGCTATATTTTTATTATAATTCAATGTATTTTGTGTTTCAAAAGTATTTTGCCTAACCAAAAACATCCCAGGAAGACCCAATCCTCTAATAACAGTATATTCAGGTCCTAAAATAGTATAAATATCATTTATAGATTCCATTCTAGATATTGCTTCTTCAGTAAGTCTAATAATAAAATTACTAGAATACTCTGATTGAGAATTAATTAATATTGATTCTATTTTAGTATCAACAAATTGAGTAAACCATATCTCTGATACTTTATTATAATCACTATTCATAATAGATATTATTTGTCCTAAATATTAATTAAGATTCTGTAGCACAAACATCAAGACCACATCTTATTGCTATACTATCATATATTTTATGTTGACTTCTATCATGAGTAAGCTCTATTGTAACAAGACTTTGTTCGTATAGTGCCAAATTAGGAACCAGATAAGTATAAATATTTCCATTACCATTCTCACCAAAATAAATATCTCCAGACGATGGAACAAAACCAACAGTTCCGATGCCCATATTAGCTGTTGTAAACTTATAAGTATATTTTTCACCAGGATTAGCATTGTAAACTTCTACTATCATAAGTTTTGGACTACTACTAGTACAGCATTCTCCAGATAGGGATATTTGTGGAGAACCAGAAATTGTTACTAATCCATATTTAATACATGGTAAACAATCATCGCAAATTGTCATAATTGAATTACTAAAATTCATTTCTCCATTACAAGATTGTGGAGTAACACTTAATTGTATAGTATTAAAAATTTTAGCTTCGTCAGTATTTTTAACATACATATTATGATTCATAGAGCCAGGATGATCAGATGAACATTCACCAGAATTTGCACAAAAGACCAATCTATGCTGCATATCATATGAGTCTGATGTGGGAATAAAAGTGCCTGATTTTGGCGAAGCCATTATGCATGGCCAATTTGATCCTAAGCTATATAAGCTATAATTATACGATGCTCCTGCTTCTAATCCACTAAAAGATGATACAAAATTAAAAATGTTAGAATTGCTTAGTATATACTGGTCGCATACTTCAGAGCCACATCCACTCAATTCTATACCAATATTTGGTAAACATCCAGTACATTGTACAAGTTGCTGGGATGAAAATATTTCTGAATTATCTGATAAACTTACAACCTTTGCTTTTACGCTTGTAAATAATTCTTGATTAGCATATCCACATTGTAATGGTTCATACGGTAATACATTAGATAAATTCATAGCTAGACCTGTACTAGCACAAAAAGATACTGATGTATTTATAGAGGTTGTTTTTGCTGTTGCTTCAAAAGACCCTGTCCTAGGAATAGCAACGGATGGCCAGTTTCCACCAAGTCCTAAAATTTCATATCTATAATTTTCTCTCTTAATTAATCCACTAACTGGTATCGAGATATGAATATTATTGTTTTTCATAATTTTTCCTATAAGCAATCATTGCAATAGATTGTTAATGATGGACTATAAACACTATTACTACCCTGAAACATATAGTATGGTTCTGCGCATGTATTTGGCGTAACTTTAAGCCTTAGAGATGAATAATAAGTTTCGACAAACTTTGGGTCTAAAACATAGTCTATAACTGAGCTATCATTACTAGGACATAATGACGATGTTGGACAAAATACTATTTTAGAGGATAATTTAAATTCTCTAGAATTATATGTAGTAAATGTCCCGCTTATTGGAGTGATAAACATTGCTGGCCAGTTTGCTCCTAGGCCAACATATTCGTAGTTGTAGTTTTGTGTTGGTTCTAGTCCACTTATATGAGCAGTAATATCCACAGTACTTGTATTAGTACCTAAGTTAATAACACTAGATCCTTCTTGAAGAATAACTTTAACTCTTGGTAAACAATCTTTGCATTCTATAGTAACAGGATTACTTTTAACAGAAGATCCGTTAAAAGACAAAGGGATAACTTCAAGTTCAAAAGTACTATATAAATGACTTTCATTATATGTTGGACAAGTATTTGGTATTACTCCAGAAATAATGTTTCTATTTGTTACACATTCACAACAAGCTCCAGATGTTGGACAAAACGACATAATAGAACTTAGATTACCACTAGTTTCAGACGGTTTTATAGTTCCAGAAAGCGGGGCTATGGTTATAGGCCAATTACTATCAATACCTTTATAAACATAAGAATATCTCTCATATGGCTGTAGACCACTTATTGTGGGATTAAGTATAGTTTTATAGTCATCTTCTAATAATTTATAAGACAAATTAGTAATAACAGGTATAACACCTATTCCTCCTCCAACACTGCCACCAGGAATTGTACCCATAATAGGTACATATATGGGCAAATCAGCAGTTGTTCGTAAAATAACATAATAAGCAGATTGTGAAGAAAGTTGTGTTAGTGTTGAATCTTCATGCGGAACATAAGCATACGAAGAATTACCAAATTCATCTGTTAATTGTGATCGTTTTGTCCAAAACACTGGTATAGAATTATCTATATTTTGACTACTATATATAGTATCTATAGATTGAATAAACTTATTATATTGTAGTTTTTTATCATTATCAGAAGATATTTCTTCTGGCATCTCCATAAGATTTAATGGTTCTGTACCAGCGTATGTAAAGATAAAAAATTGATTATTAATTATCATAAAATATAGCAAATAAGTTTAAAGTAAGTAATATAATAATACACCATTCGCTAAGGTATGCTTGCTAAACAAATAGTATCGTTACTAACCCTGCCACCAAGAGTGATTTCTGCTATAGATGGAATATTATTTGGTTGATCGGCAAATAATAGTTCAAAATTTTTAATAGGTAATAAGATTTTAATTTTATTATTAATACCTAAATTATTGGGAATAAATTTTACAATTGTTTTGTTGTTTGACGATAATGTCCAATTATTTGTTTCATCCAAAATTATGTAATTATTTTCATATTGTCTTCTCTCTAATTGAGATGGACTAGCACAAAATGTTGCTGCTGTAAAGGTATAATTACCATCTATTTGTTCCTCAACTCCAAGATTGATTGATAATTCTATATCGGCAGATTCTGAGGACGCTATAAAATTCTTGATAGTAGCTGTTACTGTTTCTGGTATTCCTGGACCAGTAACTTTCATACCAACAAATAATGAATTAAAATTACTTCTATTATTGAGCCTCAGAACAGAATGATTGTTTGATACTCCTTCTAGTGTATTTCCATTTAATATGGATCCTTCAAATGAGAACGACGTAGACGGAGAACATACTACTAATAAATAATCTGTATATAATATACTATTAGAAACATCTCTAATATTAGTTTGAATAACAGTTTGAGTTTCAAAATTATGATTTGCTTTGATTGTTAAATTAACTGTCGGTTTAAAGTTTTTATTTTTAGATATGGTATAACTAGGATTATCCGGTAAAAACTTAATAACTGGTGGAGATATTTTTGGTAAAGTTGTGGATACTTTAAAGTCTACTATATAAATATCTTTTTGTGGTAAATTAGGAGGCGTTGGAAAAGAGAGTAAAATACCTTTTTCACCGTCTTCGATAGAGTAATTTACTGTATTAATCATAGAGAAGCTTCAATACATTTAAAAGTTAAAATTTGTTCAGTTAACACACTATTATTACTATCTAGCACACTAAATTTAAAAATACTAATATTATTATATGTTTCAGGGTTTACTGATATATTTAGTGGTATTGTTGCTTTTCTAAGAGTAATAGTATTATCATTTTGTGTTTCTTGATAATTCTCGTATTTGGGTTGGCCAATCGATACTAGATTTGTAGTAGAATTCTGTGTTAACTCTACAAAAGCATACGAATATTCAACTGCTCCACTTTTTAGATTAGTTACAACAGCTGATAGTAAATCTCCAGCACAACAAAAATTTTCTATATTAGATACTGCTTGATTTTTATAGCTAAATGCTATAACTGGCATCGGTTCAAAGCAAATTTTTTGACCGATCCACTCTATAATAGATCCATCAATAAGTTTAGAATATAATTTGCCTGTTTTGCTATTCATAACTAGTTCGCCAACCTCTAGTTGTTCTGGGCTTGGAAAACCATTACTACTTATATCTCTTTTAATTAAAAGCCTCATAAGCTACAAACTCCTGTAAATAATATAACTCCGAAATCCCAATTACTTAATACATCATTATTTTGTTCCTCTTCTTCAGGATCAACGGCATAAGCGGTTAATCCAGAAGCATAATAATATGAATATGTTCCCTGGCCACTACTATTCCATGCGCTGATTCTATATAAATAGTCTTTAGTAGAATTCAAACCATATATTGTTTCAGAATTTATGGTTATAAAGTTATTATCTGATGGAGAATTATGATAATACCAATTAATTCCATAGTCATCTGATTCTTCTATAATATAACCAGAAAATACACCAATCCCTAATTGAGCACTAGTATTCCAAGATAAAGAAATAGCAGAAATATCTCCATCGAAAACTCTTGTACCAGTTACTGATATAGGACTTGTTGGAACATTATTATTTGGGCTAAGTAATTGTGTAGCTTCAGAATATTCTCCAATACCAATGGAATTCTGTGCAGCTACTCTGAATAAAATATTACTGCCTGCTATTGTTTTAATTGTAGCAGAAGTCTGATCTGATAGTCCTCTGTGTAGATAAGCTGGGTTTTCATCTTCGTCATCCTGAGTATTTGTCCAAGTTTCTCCATTATTAAAAGAGAACTGAACAAGATAATTTACAATTTTGCTTCTGCCATCATCGACTGGGGCGTCCCATTGTAAAGAATATTCATTATTGCCAAGACCAGCATTATTATGACCAATTGCTCCTCTAATATTAGTTGGAGCATCTGGTTCTGTTGGATTAATTCTAGGTGTTCGAGATATAATTTTACCATTATAATCAACTGTTAATAAGGCATTTGCAATATATTTACTTGTTCCGTCTAAAGACGGTTTCGGTCTAAGATACACATCCTCTGCTACTAATGCGGTAGAATAGGTATTCCCGCTCACAGTTAAATCGGCATATGTAGATAATAATCCTTCTCCACTAACTATACTGGCTAATGAAAAAGCATTACTTGTATTAATACACACTTTACCAATTTCGTCGTAACTAAATCCGGATGGTATGGTTTTTTCTCTATCTAGATATCTATCAAAAAACACTCCTGTTGGAGATCCAGATACAGCATTAGGAATATGTGCATCTACTCTAAATGTTGGAATTAATCCTTGTGGAATAAAATTCTGGTTTAATTTATAGACACTATCATTATAATTATTATATGGAATATTATTTTTAGAATAAATGAGAAAATCTATATTTTCACCAAGCATATTAAAACCAGTATGTATGTCTGGTCTAATACTAATATTATTTAATGTTGATGGTTTAAAAGTTAATTCTGTTGTAACTTCTTGTCCTAAGTTATTTGTGTATGTAACATTATCTGTGGCGAGTGGTTCCATCTGCATAGCCAAATAACCACCTTTTGTGACAGAAAAAATGAATACATTAGTATCTACAGCGGCCCCAGTGCCGTCTAATCCTATTGGTGGATCTCCAGGATGCTCTGGAGCTATTTCTAGTTCGAAACAATCTACTGGCTCATTGTCAACATTACCATTTTCATCGGCTGCTGGAGGATTTGGATCAGTTATCGAAACTTCTGTTCGTATACTATCTTCAAAAATATATTCTCTATCAATATCTAATTGAGCTGGTTCTTTAGCAACATAAGCCATTTTAGCATAGCCGACGATAACTTCGCCAAAAGCATTTTCTATACACAACGTATCCGAACCAGTACCTAGTTCCTTAACTATTTGTTCTAGCCCAGGCTGTCCTGGTACTATAGCAGCATAAGGCGACCACCAACGGTCTTCCGTATAAATATAAAGTCTATTATTTCTTAGTAACGCAGGGCGTTTTGGATATCTTATCCAGCTCACACCGACTCTCTCTAATCCACTCAAATGTACATCAGGATCATAATTTTCTCTTAAATATGTAGCTGGTTGCCATTTGGCTACTTCTCCTGATCCATCATGTGTTAATATAAATCCTTTATATGAATCAAGATCATTATTAGGCCCTAAGCTTATACCCATATCGGCTTCAATGACTTTATTAATTTCTACTTTTTGATTAGTAAAAGATATACCGGGATAAGTATTTATTTGTTTCTCTTCATTATTCATTACATACAAAGGAGATGATGGTGTGCCAGATGGAAAGCATATTGGTCCACCAGTAGCAGAAACAAAATATGAGGTAGCAGCGGCATTCGAGTCATTTAATTTGTAGATTAATCCGCTACTCTGTCCACTATACAATGGAATAGGCTGTCCACTCAAGTTAATTCTACCAAAGTTTTCGGCAACTATCGTTTGTGCTCGTAGTCCGCTAGCATCTACAAATGAGGGACTAATCAATTTGATACCACTATTAGCAGCTAGATACATACTACCACTAGCTGCTAAACTAACTTGATTACTACTTAAAACATTAAAATATATTCCGTCTATTTTATTATTGCCGGTTTTAATAGCAACACCCGGCCAATTGCGTGGATTTAGTATATTATACCATAACATCTTGATAATTTCCTATGAATAAAAATATGGACCCCTTGCTCTTCCAATTTCGCCGCACCAGAATGGTAAATTATTAGTATCAATTAATTCTTCACTATCGCAGGACAAATCTATCATATCTTCTGTACCATCAGGAATTAATGGTGGAGAAGTTTCTCCGTATACGCCGTCCAATCTCGGAACAGAAGTTTTATTACCCCAAAACGTAGTATTTGCTGTTCCATCTTTTTGTCTTGGCAAAGGAGGTGGAACATTTGGTAATGGAGCAGTCGGCCCAGTCGTCTGAGTTGTTCCAGCGTCTTCATCATCCGGATCTGGTGGTATAACAGGATCCCATCCGATATCTGTTAATCTAGACTTAACAGTACCATCTTTTACAAATATCTTATCAACAACCAACCATCCACTGATCGTCACATCTCCATATAAAGTTCTTGGTGTCAAAGAATTTGTTCCGACATCTTCGCTTGCAATTAGATACGGCTCATCTGTATTAACAGTAACGACTGGATATCCTGTAGTAACAACATTATTAAAATTTTGAAAATATGCTGCTTTATGCCATTGATGAATATCTGGTAAAAAGTATTTTCTAGTATTATTAGTCAGTATTCTATAACTATTACTACCTACTGGCAATATGGTATATGCTCCGTCATTCAGTATCTCAGCAGTAGATTGAGATGATGTTAGTCCTGTCGGAGCGCCATTATGAAGCCAGTTCATATATTTTAATGAATTAATATAACTAACAAAAGTTACTGGCTTATTACCCATATTTGATTTAATAGAATATGAATTATTAATACCATTGGTGCTGAATATGATACCACCTTCTGGTTGGTTTGTCATATCAGAAATATACAGACCGCTACTAAATGGATCATTGCCGGTGGCAACAGCATTTAGAAAAATATTATATTGAGCATTTGTGACTTCATATTTACCTATTCTATAATTTTTATTAACTTTACCCAAATTATCAATAGGTACTAACGAATATGAATTTCCATTTCTAAGATAAAGATTTCCGGTATCAGGTATATTGTCTCCATCTGTTACAATAACAAATTGAAGACCTAATATGGAACTTATAATATTATTATCTGTTTGTCCTTCGGTGCTTGCGACTCTAAATCCGATATGATCATGTCCACTATTAGCTGTTGCATATTCTATACTTTTTAGATATACTGATGGATCGTTTCCAATTGCTGAGATTGTTTCAAAAGAGCCACCAGCGGCCATCTGGCTACTAGCGGTATATTCTTTTACTGCCGGATCTATCCATTCTGCGACGTTTCCATTTTGATCATAAGTACCGTAATAACTATCTACTCCATTAGTGCCAACAGAAGAAACTATACCACTAAATAAATTATCAGTAGCATTATAGTTAAAATTAGCAGTGCTGAATGAACTGTTTATTCCACTGCCACCTGTATTTATAAGAATAGCAGCAATATCGTTAGCATTAGTAGCATAGGGTGTATAGATACCGGAAAATCTTTCTACAGAACCTATATTGGCGTAGACTTTAAGCGCTGGGCTAGGATCATTACCATAGATAGCAAAATTAATATCTTTTCTACCAGTATTAAATTCTGTGTCAACTAATGGTCTTATACTCAAAACATTAGAGCTTGAATCAGGGATTACTCCAACAACACTCTTTTGCATTGTTAAGTAACCAGCGCGAGTGATGGATACTACAGATACGGCGTTAATCGTTGTTGTTGTAACATTTTGATCTAATAATAATTCTATTATAAAACCATCGTCAAATACTATATCTGTAACTATTCTATAAACTGTCGCTGTTCCTGTTACTATTTCTACTTGATCTCCAACAGCGAATTCATCAACTGGAACATCAGCATCAAATATAATTTGTTTTAAACATATGCTGCCTGTTCTGGCATTAAACTTTGTCCAAATAATATCTTGTTCGGTAAGAAAATAATCATTAATATCGTATAGGCCTTGAATATATCCATTAGATGATGTGGTAAGAATTTTATTAGAGCCAACATTACTAATATTAATACTATTTCCACTAACAGATATTCCACTTGCGGCTAATATACGACCACTTGTTGAAACACTAAGTAAGCTGCCTGTTGCTAAATTATCTAAAAATAAATTAGTAGGATAAAGATTTGTAATAGCTAATGAGCCTTGTGAAGATATTGAGCCAGAGCCAAGTGATAATGTATTAAAACTCGCAGTAATGTTACGGTTGGCATTTGTAAATGTAAGAGATGTATTATTTTGTGTACCAATGGATAATGAGTTCAATGTTGAAGCATTAAATGATGATCCAGAGATAGTTACCGAGCCATTACTATTTAGATTTATTCTTTGTTGATTATTATATCCTATATTAATATTGTTTAATGATCCTGATATTAAACTTTGTTGATTATTACCAGAACTAACGCTAAGAACTAATCCGCCATAACCATCTGTAGTGTTAGATGCTATACTATATAATTGAGCATAGTCTTTTTGATTATTATTAGAGTCTTTACCAGCTAAATTAACTATTGAGCAAACATCTCCATTATTCAAACCTGATGGTTTATGATATACTGTGAGTTTTGCAGGTTGGCATGTGGTCCTATTTTCTAATCTTAGTATCTCACTACAACTATAATTAACAACATGAAAAATAGTTTGTGGTCTTGATCCTGATGGAATATTAATTCCTACTCTACCATCATAACTAAAGAATAGATTACGATAGTTTTGACCACTACCATAAATTATAAAATCGCTACTTTTTAGATCTTGATTAAATATTGTATTAGCATTACCAGATGTTGGGATAATTGAATGAGCTAATGATTCGGAACTTGATCCTAGCAATAGCTTATTGGTGTTTCCGGAACTCCAGTATAGT